GCAGTCCGACCAAAGAAGGTAAGGTCAACAAAAAGCACTTCCTCTTTCTGCTCACCTGTTTGAGATTTGAATTTACGAGAGGTTGCGATGGCAGTATTACCAATAGCACTTCCGCCCTGTGTGTATCTTATCTCGATATCTCTGGTAAGGTTCCCCGCTAAAATTATTTTGTTATACATCTTTCTTCCTTTAAAAATTTTACAATGTGTCTAAGATGAACCACTTCATCTTTTAGCACGGTGTTTTCTTTATTTTTTGCCCCCACCGAGTTTTGGGACATCACTTCAAACCAAAACCCAGCCACGGTCGCCTCTCCGATAGCGTCTCTTCCGCCGTCGATAAACATTCCACCATCTTCATCGAGCATAAACAACATCGAGCAATCAATATCATTGTCTGTTCCGACTATGTGTGCGAATATGCCCCCGTAGTCTTTGTCCACAGTCAACTCCACCTCTCTACCCTTGCCCCAGCAGTCGCCGTGGCGATAAACTGCCTTATATCCTCTTCTTTTCTGCTCATCTCTTCCACCTCCCGTAAACACGATAAACCAAAAACCAAAAGGCACTCTTGGGCAGTGGGCTACCCATAAACCTCTCCAAGACGCTTCCAGCCCCTGCACGATTGACATGAGAAACTCTCATATAGACTCCATTTTTTCTCCGTGCCTCGTCGACACGAGTAAGTCGGAAAACCGTGTCGTTTTTATGCTTTTTCAGTGACATACTCTCCCCTTAATTTAAAGGCATCCCACACGGAGACGCTTGTTTCATTTGGCTCTGTGTTCTTCCCGCATACTTGATGGCATACAGAATCTTCTCCCACCAGATAACTCTGTCTGTGGTAGTTGCCCCCATCAATAATAGCAACGATTGTCCCTTCTGGAACAATCAATTTCCCAACTACATAGAGCATAGCCCCGTCCCAAAAGTCACTTCGGGTCTTGTGTGTGTATACTATTTTTCTACCCATTTTATCTTACCCCCTCTAAGATTTCACCTATATCTACCCTAAGGTATCTAGCGATAGATACCACCTCATCGACCGTCAACGGGCGTCCATTGACACCCATCAACTTTTTGAATGTGCTTGTGGATAGCCCTATAGCCACGGCTATATCCTTGTATCTCAAGCCTCGTCTCTTTAGCAGGGCTTTTATGTTTCTTTGCACCACTATGAAGTCCCTTTTCCCCATCTTTACTCCTTTTGTTTTGATACTACAGTATAGCTACAAATAACTTAAAGGGATATTAAAATGACACAAAAGGGTATCAGGGGGTACTTATTGGATATGCTAAAGCTACATTGCTTCTGCTTGGACAAAAACGAGAACTTAGGCGAAGCAATCAATGATATAGAGCTTGACTTTGAGGAGCAGTATGACTTTGTGCTTGACGATGACGACATCAATAAATTTGTATCGGTTGCAGTTCAAGAGCAGTATGTGGGGACAATGTGCGGGCGGAGATTGGAAGCCGTGAGGCGATGAAATTGGCGGAGGCGGTCAAGTTTTGAAAAAAGGTAGCATAACTATACCATTTAAGCCCAAATTAAGCTTAATATGTTATACTACACTTATCAAAACAAAACAAAAGGATTAAAGATGACAAAAACAACAACAGAAACATTTATCAAGGTGAGAGACGGACTTTTTGCAAAAGAGAGCGACACAACAAAAATGAGTAGCCTTTTCGAGATTACTATAGAGAAGATGGTCGACGGCGAAAAGGTAGAGGTAGGTTGTGACTACCTCGAAAATATCAAAGACGAGAAAGACGCAACAGCGTGGTTTGTTGATGGTGAAGAGTACCCAACATATGGCGAGATGATGGCAGACGCGTGGGAAGATTGCTACCTGCTCCCAAACGGTGACGCGATTGACGCAGAGTCGGAAAGTTTTGACGCAACTTTCTTCGGGACAGAGGACTCCCTAGAACTGTGGGAGACAGAAGGGGGAGAGCAAATCGCTCTCAAGCCAACCCGCAGTGAGCCAACTCTTTATAGAGCGATGAAAGCGTCATGGGTAGCAAGATCCCACTAGGCAAACGCCCAACCCTCAAAGCCCTAGCAGATGAGTTGGGCGTGTCGGAACAGGCGGTGAAGCAATACCCGAAGCGGAAAAAGGAGCTGATGGTTCGCGGGCTATGGTTCGAGCAGTTGCTCAAGAGCGGCACTATCGGTCACCCAAAGAAAAAGATAGCATAACTATACCATTTAAGCCCAAATTAAGCTTAATATGTTATACTACACTTAATCTTCTTGCCTGTGATGGCACATATGAAGCGGGAATAAGAACCGCCTCAAACTATTAATAGATAAAGGATAAACATGCACCCAATTTTAGATTTCTAATTTACTAAAGGGATAGAAATGCTGTGGCTCAAAAGGGGCTAACCTAAGGAGTTCATCCTATAATACTTTAAGGAGTTAATAAATGGAAGATAAAAAGAAGATTATCAGCATTGATGCTGAGACTGATGGGCTATGGGGGAAACCATTTATGGTCTCACTAGTTGTAGATGAAGGTGGTGTTACAACCACCCATGAATCCGTCACCTCGATGTCGAGGTGACGGATTCATGGGTGAGGACTAATGTTCTCCCACAGTTGAAAGGAGTCAAAGCCACCCACACATCCTACGACGATTTCCTAAAGGCAGTTGGCGACTGCTGGATGGAAAATAAAACAGATGCTACAATGTTGGTTCACATGGGCTTCGTGGTTGAGGCTTACCTCTTCCGCGAGTTAGTTCGCGTAGGAGCTATAGGTGTATGGGATGCACCATACACCTATATCGAGCTAGCGGAACGACTAGAGGTCGCTGGCTTCTCACCAGATAGTTGCGATTGTTATATTGCAAAATATGACATAGAGAAACCAGTGTGTGAGGGGGGCACACATAACAGCACTTATGATGCCCTCGTCGCATTAAAGGTCTATAAACACCTACAAAAGAACAAGTAGAAAGGGGGTTCGCCGCCCCTTACCATTCTCTTTTCTTTTTTCGTTTTACTTTCAAATACATATAGTAGTTATAGAAGTACCTGAGATGGTTAATTGAATAGGAATTAAACTGTGTTAATTAACAAACAAATAACGCCGTTTGTGGCTAAACGGTTTAAAGAGTAGTATAGATATTCGCTCTCCTTGATGCCATATCTTTCGGCATACCGCTTTCGATTATGAAGTCTTTGCTCATCCTGTATAGGTACTCATAGACTTCTCTGTATGTTTTAGGTGTTTTCCCCATAGGGTTCTCTATCCTTCTGACATAAGGGCTGATGCAATGATCTCCCTTCCTCTGCTTCATTCACAAAATCCTAATAGATTGTTTTTTTGCGGTTTTTTAGTTTTTTCTATCTGCTGAAATATCATCTCAACCACATTCACACTCATTGAGTTTCCTGCCTGTTTGTACGCCTGCGTATTAGAAACTACAATTTTAAAATCGTCAGGAAAATCTTGCAGTCTTAGGCATTCACGCGGTGTTAGTTTTCGTATGCGTTCTTGGCCGCATTGTGTATCAAGTGCCTGAGGCACATTCCCACCAACTCTTCCTCTTCTTGTGTTTGAGGTAGGCATAGACGAGTTGATGTCGCCGATGCACGCTTCTTCGTGTCCGTGCCTTGTTGCTGATCTTACTTGTATCTTAGGTTCTCTGTTCCCACCTCCGCAAGTCTGCATGGCTGGTGCTATGCCATCGGTTCCGTATACTCTTCGTATTTGATCGTTTCCTTTTGTGTCAAGAATCCCGACGACTTCAATGTAGTTATCCTGTCTCCCCATTTTGTGTACTCTCGCCGTTATCGCTGCTGCACTACTGTCAATGTTTGCGCATTTTGCAGGCTTGAATTGCAGATCTTTCCCAGATGCTGTGAAGAATAGCGTTTTTATGAGCTTGTGGCTAAGGAAATATTTCTCATCAACATCATCCTCAAGAACATCGGCAAGCTTCTTTTTGAGAGGCAACTTTTCAGGAAAATTAAACCTAAAATACCTTTCGCTACAAAGAAAACCAACAAGGAACAATCTCTCCCTGTTTTGTGGGACACCATAGTCTTTAGTGTTCACCACTCCATAGTGGCAATGGTATCCGATGTCACGAAGTGCCTGTGCGAACTCTTTTATTGTTCTACCGTTGTCGATGCTTAGAATGCCTTTTACATTCTCGTATACAATCACTTCTGGGCGACACTCATCCACCACTCTGATATACTCATAGATCAGTCCTCCGCGTTCATCTTTTGTCCCCTTTCTTAGCCCTGCAATACTGAACGACTGGCAAGGGCTTCCGCCTATCAGCATATCAACCTTTCCACGATACCGTGTCGCGTCAAGATCATTCACATCTATGTGGAAATGATCCTCGTCAATATTGTAGTTTGCCAAGTAGCTCTCCCGTGCGAATTTATCGAACTCGCACGCAAAAACGATCTCAAAGTCATCTCCGTAAACTCTTCTTGCCGCTTGTTCTGGCGCACCGATACCACTGAATAGTGTTGCTACCCTCATTCTTGCACCTCCAAATCAACAATAACCATGTGTTCCATCGCCTGTGTTTCATATGCTTCCATTTTTACCATCCTTTAATATTAAATATTCCGAATGGTAACATTATTACCCTTAGTATAAAATATTAAGGTAATAATTTTACCCATTAGCATATATTTTGTTGCTATGCGTGCCTAAAGTAGCCGTTGATTGTATCGCCTATCTCTTCTATTGTGAAATAGTTGAGTGCTTCCGTGACAAGTGGATTTCCATATTCAATCAAGTCTCCTGACTGCTCTTGTCCTACGATGAAGTGTACGGCAAGTATTTTTGCTTCATCTGCCGTAAGTGATCTGCCAAACACCTGTTTTTCTGCCTGTGATGTTTCTCCGACTACAAGCTTTTCATAGAGCACTCCAAATCTCTCTTTTGGATCTCCGTACTTACTTATGTGTAGGATGAGTTGATCGTTATCGACCTCCTCATCCCTAATCTGTAGCTTCTCGTTTTTAAGAAGCCCTTCTATGTCGTGTCTCCACTCACCCGTAACAAGTATCATGCTAGCCCTTCTTTTTGTAAATTTTCTTCAATCATTGTACCAAGTTTTTTAAACTTTTCAAAATTCTCTTCACCTAGGTATTCCTTGTAGCCATCCATTGTCATTGCATCGGTTATATCGTTTTTGTATGTTGATATCTTCTTGAGCCTTGCGGAAGGACTAAAACCGTATGGGTAAATGTAGTTACTTCGGTAGATATTCTCTCCCCTACCTACAAAAACATAACTTTCATCAAGCAGATCATAGAGTTTGCCTTTAATCATAACAATCCTATCAAAGTTCTCAACAATGTCCTTTTCACTTAGACCGTTTTTGATCTCATCTGAAATTGTTTTTGAGTAGGTTACTATCTTCTTTCTTATTGTTTCATCAATGCTGTTAATGTTTGCAAGATCATCTTTATAGTCTTGCCTACCTTTCTCAATAGCACCATGCACAATCTGTTCAACATTTGAGTTTTCACTAATTCTTAAATCTCCTGTCAAAATGCGTCCAAGTTTTTCTGTGAAACCTACTTGATCTTTTTTGAGATTGATAATAGCATTGAGCATTTTTTTTGCATTGGTCTTGTATGCATCAATGTCTATAGCGGTATTTCCAAATGAAACAAGATACTCTGATTGCTTAATAAGTAAGATTGAGTTAATGACATTCCTTACCGCCACATCTCCACTAACTACAAAATCATCACTAAGTACGGACGGAAGTGCATATCTAATCTTATGATTGACATCGTATACACTTTCTCCGTATCTTTTTATTGCCAAACGCTGAAAATAGTAAACACTATCTTTTTCGTGATCATACTTGCTTTTTATATTGTCGTTGATTGATTCTCTTAGTGTTTCAGACATAATATCGCTTATTTCTGCCTCTTTTTTCTTCTGCTCCTCATGCTTTGCCTTAATATACATTTCTATTTTCTGCTCAACCGTAAGGTCTATTCTGTCACCAAACATGACTTCTGCACCACGCGTAATACTTTCAATATCAGATGTATCTACTTTTGCCTCATCGTCACCTTTCTTGACTGCATCAATCCAGTCTTGCTTCCCATTGATTAGCTGATCGAGGAAGTTATCAAAAGTTCCGTTTTGAAGATACTTATAGACATGAACTTTATCAATAGTGTTTCCTTGCCTTACCGCCCTTCCCATTGCCTGATGATTTGCATCTGGTGTCTCCGGTAGTTCCATAAGGTGTACTGCTGAAACATCCTTGTTAAAGTCAACCCCCACTTCTCCTGCTTTACCAAAGATCATTACCGTCACTTTATTGTCTTGAGAGTTAAACTTTGTTTGAAGATCAAAACCTTTGTCTCCCCCCTTAAAGTAGAACACCTTAGATACCTCTTTCACTGTGTGTTCAATAAGGTTTCCAATAATGATATGGGATATAAGTGATCTTGAGTAGATAATTTGTTTTGACGTCGGTTTACGCTTGATCTCTTTTTTCATGTTCTCGATAAGCGTTTGGTATTTTGTGAACTTTTTAATGTCAAATGCCACATCTTTTTTGCCTATAAAACCTGCTTTTTTAAGAGCTGAAATAGCCTTAGCCAATACCTTGTCATCTTTTGTTGGAAGATATACTGTTTTGCCTCTCATTGGAGGTCTTGTTGCTTCTGGATGAAGCTTCGTGATTAGTTTATTGAGTGGTGTCCTCCATATGTCAGAAAACTTAACTTCCGTTTTAGTATCTATCTCAAGCATACCTGTCTGGTGGTTTAATGAACCCGTTTTAACCTTAATTTTAATATTTTCATCAAGTACCGATATTACGGCTTCCTGATCTGTTGTGTTCACCTCTATTGGAACATACCCAAGTCCAACATCAATACCTTGCCCTAAGCCTCTTGCTTTGCTGATAAATCCGAACATTTCACCAAACTCTTTGGCTAACATTAGCGATGCTACATCATCTTCATTAAGGTCTCCAAGTTCGCCTTTGTTAAGGTCTCTAACAACTGCCGAATACTTCTCATTCAGCCCACCAAGCATTTTAAAGTTTTCCTTAATGTCTGTTGTTGCTTCAAGATATGCGTTATGCTTAGAATAGTCCGGCTTTACATTGATTGTATATCCATTCTCTAATGCTCTTGCCTGTTCCTGCTCTGCTGTCCTATAGATAATCTTGTTGTGTCCTATCTTTTTGAGTAACTTGATATTTTTCAAACCAACCAGTATTTCTTTTTGTGTCATCCCCATACCGTTGGCTTTAACCACCGTCTCCTCTGAAATATCAAAGAACATATCTTCAAACTCTTCCGTGCTTGAAATTCCGTTGCTTTTTAATGTTGATAATGGCGTAGTAAACAGTAGTCCTGTAAGTATTTCGGATGGGCTTGAAGTCTCCGGTGTAGCTGTCATAAGGATAGTTCCTTTTGAGTCTCCACGCTTGATCGTTTTGATATATTCAGAGAAAAACATCATGCGTGATTTTGTGGATGATTTGGCATTGTTTATTCCTTTTGCAGACGACTTTCCTGCTGTTGCGTTCTTGAAATGATGCCCCTCATCAATAATCATCGCATCTACTCCTAAATCCTCAAGGAAATATGTTGCATTTTTGCCCCAAGATGCAGATGTGATACCAAATTTGTTTAGAGGTGTCGTATTTGTTCGATAGTTTTCATCACCTCCATTCTCCTCTTTTTTATCCTTGCCTATAAGATAGTCTGTATCCTCATCTGTGAGCTTAATAAACTCTATAGCGGTGCTGTCTGCTATGAGTAGCATTTTATACTTTCTGCTACGCATAAGCTCCGAAAGATCAGTTTTGTTTTTTGTGTTTACGGTAAGTATTTTTCCCCTCATATCCTCCGTTACTGCCTTCTCAAGCTCTGCAACCCACTTTGGATATACGGCGTTAGGCACTACAAGCATTGGACGCTTTGCCTTTCCATTGTGGATCATTTGCAAACACGCCATAATGGCTGTAAACGATTTTCCAAGTCCGGTATCTTGAGCAATTACTCCTCCTAATTCATTTGCAAACTTGCGTGCATCTGCATTTTGATAGTGTCTCCCCTTCTTGATGATGTCTGATCTAAGCATACCTTTTAGTTCTGTCTGCTGATCTTCGTTGTACCCATCTTTTGTGTGGTATGTTATGGTTGCTTGAGACTCAAAGTGACTTAATATCTCTTCTCGATAGTTTGGATTTGACAAAATTTCATTCGTGACAATATTTGAGAACACGGTTTGGTATCTGGAAATTACCGATAAAGCAACACCCTTCAACTGTGATACAATCATGGATATATTTTTGCTTTCGGGTAAATATCCGCTCAAACCCCATTCTAAATCTTTGTCGAAATATGTCTTGTTTGACTCTCCACCACTTTGAGACACAACAACTCTGTACCAATTGTATTTCATAATTCTACTGTAGCCATCATCCCCGCTGATGCCGTCTATTTTAAGCTCTGAAATTCCATCAATAATGGCTTTTTCAATTTTTCCTTTCAGTAGCTTATTCTTATAGATAACATCATATAGATCAACATACATTTTAGAATTGATTTTTCTCACAAACTTCAATGAAAATTTTACATTTTCAATAGGCATTACATCCTTGTATGCCTCCACCGTTTTTTGTTGCTGTTCAATCTTTTTCTGTAGCAGGTCTTTTGGTAGAATTGAGCCATCAATCATAGATACCTCGTCAAAAACCTTATCGAACGGTTGCTTGTCAACCATTGTTAGGTATCCGTCTTTTGACATAACCTTGCTTCCGGCAATGATAACAGAATCACTCATAAGCTCATCATCTGAAAAATCATTTTTGTCATAGTGTGGGTAGTATTCATTCTCTTTTGTGATTTGCTTTTTCCCGACAAAAACCTGCTCTTCCGAGTTCTCAAGCAGTTCGCTTATGTCCTCGACAATTTCGCCGGTAGAAAGATCAATCCTGTTGATCCATCCAAGCATTTTCACAAACAAGGTGTTATGCAGTTTGTCTTTATGTTTATCGAGTTTGCTATCTTTTTTCCTAATCAGTTCTATGTCTGATTTATACTCTAAAATCTTCTCTTTTGAGTATGGGTGCGTAAGAAGTAAATACCGTAGTGCTTCTGAAAGAGATTTATTGTCGAGTATGATTTTCTGGGCATAGAGCAACTGCTCATCATCTTGTGATAGGCGAATTGATAATTTATGCTTGTTACTAATCATCTGCTCAAAGTCTGCTTTGCTTTTTTGCTTTTTAACAAGCCTGTCTTTGATGAATGACAATTCTGCCGTCAGTTCACTTCTTGTTGATGTTTCAAGTTCAATATAGTTTATCGCATCGCTTGATACTTCTCCATTCCCTGCAATAACATCACGATAGTCGAATGTATTGCTGTATTTTGCAGTATTGTGAAGTAGCTCTTTCTTGATATCATCAAGGCTTTTCCCTTCCGGCAACACAACTGTATCACGCTGTGCCATGTGGTGTAGCTTTTCTCCCTTTTCTTCTGCTTCACGGTGCATCTCTTCTTTTGATTTGAAGCTACCAAGTACCGCTTTTTTGTTCAGGTCAAAATATGTTCCATCAAGAAATTGTGAGCTGTGTTGATCTTCATGGATACGCTCATTAAATAGCTTCCAGTCTATGTTGTCATTCTTGATTGCTAATGTAACATCAAGCGGGTGTTTCTCAAACACAAGAATATCTACTACTTGCTCCGTGCCAGTATCTTTAAACATTGCACTCGGTAGCCTTACGCCACCCACAAAGCTACCCTTTTGTAGCATTTTAAGCCTTGTTGCTTTACGGTCTTTGCCTTTACGCTGTACTGTTGATGATGTGGTTAGGAATACCGCCCTTTTGTTTGGCTTGAGCAGATCAAGAGATTTGAGAATAAAGTAGTCCTCATTTCTAAGAACATCAGGCATATCTATCTTTTTATACTTTTCACCCCTTACCCCAAACGGAACATTGGTAATGACTGCATCAAAGGAGTTGTCGCTAAGCGAGTGTGAAAACTCCTCAAAGCTAACCCCCGCCTGAATTTCAGAGTTATCATTGAGTATGTCTGCTATCTTCGCAGAGGTCTTATTTAGGTCGCATCCAATGATCTGCACTCCATTTGGTGCTTGGCTTGAGAACGCTCCTGCACCGGTGCATGGATCTAAAATTTTATCGCCGTGTTTAACATCAAGAAAATTCCAACTTGCCCTTGCAACGCTCTGTGGCGTGAAATATTCGTCATTGTCACCACCGACTGCACCACCGAAACCGGTATATTGCCTAAGTACCTCTTTCTCCTCCGATGTGTAGAATGATTTGTTTTGAGAGATTATCTGTTTTGCTTTCTGGTTAATCTCTTGTCGCTCTTTAATGTTGGTTACAATTTTGTCCGCCTCTGCAACATTGAGAAGAACACTGTATGTTGCTATCTTTCTATCAGCAACCCCATTCCCAGATGATCGTTTTTGATTTACAACTTGATCGTATAAATGTCGTATCAAGGAATACCCCTTTTTAGTTTTATTGTAGTCTAAAAAGAGGTCTTTTTTTCAAACGCTTATGCTGTCTTTCCTATGTGTGCCGTACTAAGCCTGTCAAGTTTTCTGGAAAGTTGTGCAAAATCAATTTTGTACCACTCTCCATCATTTGAATACCCGTCTTGATAGTTTCTGTGATATATTTTTTCTGCTTCTTGCTTGTTTTTTGCCCCAAGAATAAATTTATCCTCATCAAAAGTTCCATTATTTCGTAACTGCTTGATATAGAAAACTGGTCTCTGCTCCATTTGCTTCACTGTTGCCTCATGCGATAAGAAAACATCTACCTCGTCACCGTCAGCACCGTGCGTTCCATCAAAATAACCATAGTCGTCTTGTAGTTCACTTTCCCATTCTGTACCGTTATCGTCAATCCCGTTCCTAAATGTTCCACGCTCTGACTCTATCGTGATAGCTATTCCTCCGATAGTGATCTTTTTGTCAGGCAATAGGACACTGTTTTCAATAGAATCAAAAACTGTTGTTCCATTCAACAGGAATTGTGCAAGTTCGGCTTCGGTCTTTGTAACCGCATAAGCATTTGATACGCTCCCCGTACTTGCATCGTATTGAACCATTGACCACTCAGACTTATCAACATTTCTACCAAGTTTGCTATTGTATTCTTTCCACTCTGAATATTCTGGCTTGTAGCCCTCATTGCAGAGCTTCTCAATGAAGTCCTTTTTCTCCATAACTTCACCATCGTATCCAATTAGATTAGATAAGACTTTTTTAGCCCTTCCCCTTCTCATCGGCGTTAATGTATTGAGATAGTGGTGTGCTATGCCCTCTTCTTCCTTCTCCTCTTCTTTGCGTGCAAGTTCGGCTTCAATCTCTTTTGCTTTTGCCAATTCACGCTCACGCTCACGCTCCTGTTCTCTTTTTACTTTTCTTTCCATATCATCCCTGATCTCATCTTCACTTGGCATCGTAATTGGCATAATGACTGTTTTTGTTCCATCTTCTGCCGTTATAATAAACGGGAGTGTAGGCTCATCCATTTCAAAGGTGATCTCTTTGCTATCTCCTATTGCATCTAAGACATATTTTGAAGCAAACCCGATACTCTTATTGCCCATGTTGCTTTTTGTCTCTATTTTGCCTATGTTGATCGTTTTAACGGTTGGGTGCATAGTATCTTCGCCTTCAACATGATATGTTGAAACATTAATGTTGTTATCAGAGAATGCGAAGCGTACTTCATCGGCTTTTCTAAGTATTGCTTCTAGTTCTTTTGTATTGATTTTTACGGAGGGCTTAGGATACATAGGTACAACTCTTTGATAGTCTGGGAAACGCCCTACTATTCTATGTGCCGTGTGTTTGTAGTCTTTTGTTTCCGTATATGTTACTGACTTACCATCTGACGCTTCCCCTATTTTGATGATCTCAATATCTTTATCAACCACATTTTTTTGAATGATATACTGCCCATCTTTACCAGTGACCTTAAACGGTTTTGAGATAGTCAGTCGCCTTGTATTAGTTCCTACTGCTTTTGCCTCTCCGTTTTCAGCGTCAATCAATATCCCGTTCAGTTCAAATTTTGGGTTGTTTTTGTCTGATGCTTTCTGTGTCGTAAGTAACGATTTAAGCATGCTTTGAGTGATTTTAATAGTAAGGTCTGCATTGCTTAATTCAAGGGCTTTACCTGCAATGTCGTAAGTTGTTTTTATCCCTCCGTCAGTGTCTCTAAATTCACCATTATCATTAATGTAAATTTCACCCGTTACTGATTTTAGATCATAGGCTTTCATTCCGTTAATGTCCGGTATATCAAGTTTCTCTTTTGTGATCAGCGTCCGGTCAGCATCGGTTATCTTGAGTTCTCCATTTTTGATAGATATGTATGTGGTGTCGAGTTCTCTCTCTGTAGCACCAAAAAACTTGATAAACTTCTTGATTTTACTTACCGTATCTTTGCCTATTATCTTGCTGTAAGGCAATGGCTTTGCCGTTGCTTCTTTTGATGATTTTATAATGGTCGGGATCATATTTTTTACCGCTTCCTTAAATTGATCCATTGGATTGGCATCTACTTCTGCACCAATAGCATAAGCTCCAAGATCAGGCACAACAACATACCAATACCCTTTTTGCGGAATAATGTAAACAGTTCCGACCTCTTCGGTTTCAAGCTTTCCTTTTGCACTTGCCAATCTAAAGATAGCGATATGATCTGGGTTGAGCATATTTCGCACTCTTACATATCCTTTGGGTGTTTCTTGATTTCGTAATTTATATTCTGCTGTTTTTTTGTCTCTTTCTGCCTTTATGTCTGCAAGAATTTCTTTTTTACCGCCCATAGCGGTCATTTTAACCTTGACCGCTTTTTCAAATAGTTTTTTAATCATCTTACACGTCCACCCATTCCTGAATAATAAAACACATTACTTCTCCCCCTTCCGGTAAGAAAAATCACCGTTAATAGGCTTGATGATCTCTTTCCCAAGCCTGATCTCAAAGTCCGGTAACTCTTTCAGTTCCTTACCATCAACGGAGATAGTAATGTGTGGCTTGTAGCTGTCATAATCCCATGTAGCACCGAGACGTTTCGCCCTATTGTATCTGGCTGTAAGTTTTTTGGACTCAACAAAGAGGACTAAAACTTTTTCTTTTCCAAGAATACCGCTTCCAGTGATCTTGTCAATAATGATTTCATCATCTTTAGGCTCTAAATCAACCTTCTTTTTTGAATATACGATTGTGATATGTGGATCTTCTACGGGTACAAGACCTTGAGCCTTCACCCACTCTTTCAACTGCTTTGCATTGACTACTTTCCGACTTACATAAGTTCCGGTTTCTACTGCATCAAGTTCTAGGTTTGCTTCTTTGAGTTTTTTTACCGCCCCCTTCCATGCCTGATATGTTTTAAATTCACGCTCTTTTTTCTTTACTGCGTCCATATTCGCACCAAACAAGCCTCCACCATCAATGCTGTCGTTTTTTACTTCACCCTCACCTGCAATTTCAGATAGTATATTGATTACCTCACTGTAGAGTTCGTGATCCCCAAGTTTGTCCTCATTTGCTTCGATAAGGTCAACTTGTGGCTCAATGCTCTCCCAGTCCTCAATGGTTGCATCATCGTTTGTGATAATGTCCTTTATCTCTTCCATTGCGTAGGTTAGCTTTGTGATGAGTTGATCATCTGGTTCTGTTGTTTCGAGGTCGTGGCTTTCGAGTGCTTCTAATACTTTTTTCTTTGTGAACTCTTTTGCTTTGCTTTCGAGATATTCACTAATAAGTGCATGAGCAGTCTGAACATTGGATTGTCTTGTTACCATAGTCGGAGCTTCATCTAAGTATCTTTGCACTAACTCTTCTGCAAGTGTAAAGTCTGTAAATGTTTCAAGCTTCTCCGTATCTTTAATTCTGGTTAAATTCATAGCAAGTTGGCTTGACTGTGTTGTGATCTCACTTTTGCTTAACTTCTCTCCGTCACCGCCAAGTTTTATATATAGCCCTTTGATTGCCTTCTGGATTTCCCTCTTTGCCTTAAAGCCCTTTTCGGCTTCAAGTTCTGCGTACTTTGCTTTGATCTCTTTTTGGATAGCTCTTTTTTCTTTAAACCCCAACATTATTCATTCTCCGATTTCATAAGTGCTGTAAGCTGATCGGCTAATCTGTTTAGCTCATCTTCATATTTATCCATCAAGCCTTTTTCTTCAATGAGTTCTGCGACTTCATCAAGTTTTTTTTCAAATCTTTGTGAGTCGGGTTGCTCTGCCACCTGCTGCAGGAAGCCATCTATCATGTGGTTATCATCTTCTGTTTTTGTCTGGTTCTCATGTAAGAAGCTCATAGCACCCTTGATGATGCCACTCATAGCGTCTTTGTGTTTCACCATATCCCAAAGTGCAAGAATTTCTCTGGCATCATATTTGTCTGCATCTGCTACATTATACATAACCCCACCGTGACTATCTTTGATGATCTGCTTGTAAACTTCGTTTTCTTTTATTCTGGCTTCGAGTTCTTGATCTGTAAGATCATTGCTCTCTGGAACTTCATCCCCATTACCCCCCTTGATCTCACTAAGTGTCTGCTTGGTGTAATAGAAGTCCAACTCTACACCAAGACGGGTAAGTTCCTCAGTGTTGACATACCCAAGTTCTGCCATTTCACGATCACCGTTCAAGATAGCATAACCATAAGCATCTGATGGGCTGTTCGCTTCTGTAATGTACCAGTCACTCCCACCACTAAAGTAGTGAAGTTGTACCTGTACGCTGTCGCCTTCACCGTCTTTTTCATATAACTTTGGTAGATTTGTAATTGTTTCGTAAAGATCATTCACAACATCGCTAAACTCATAATCTTCACTACCGATATTTTGGCTTAGGATTGAGTATTGGGCTTCGCTCATAAAGCCTTTGATTGCTTCGAGTTTGCCTTTTGTGGATAGTTGCTTATTTTCTTCCCACGCATCCTGCTTCTCAAGTATCTCCATCGCTTTATCCACAATGAGGTTTGATACTGACAACATTTTCATATCATCAATTCTATCAACCTCTTTTTCTACCATTTTTCTAACATCCTCTTTCGAGTATGTTTTGTCTGGATACATATCTCCAAGCACTTTGCTTGAAATTGGCAATGCGTACCGACCGATTTTCTCTGCCGGATCTCCTGCTCTTTTTTGCTCACCTTTTAGTTCCAAATGTCTAACCTCAATAGTTCCTTTCTTCACATTCCCGTAAATGCCAACCACTGATGCACGCCCATCTTCACCGTATGCAACAAATTGTTGTGCTGTGCCTACCATATCCCATCTATCTGCTTCGATAAGTGCTTTCTGCTCGCCCAGTGAAAGTTCTCCAAAGTTTCTAATAATGTCAATGTTTTTATTCAGTAGGTCTGTGCTGTTTACTGCATCTCTGTCATAATCGAACATATCATCATCTTCTCTCTGCTTATCCTTAGCCAACTCTTCATTGATCTTCTCGATAATAACTTTTCTCGGTCTATTTGTAGATAGCCATCTCTCTTTTACGCTCCACCCCTCTTTCTCTCCAATAGGTAGATACAGAACGCTTCCTCTTCCATCTTCACCTACTGAAAATTCCTTCTCTGCTGTAATGAATGAAGCGTACTGATGATGATCTACTTCATAATCAAGTTCGGTTTTTTCTTTAATAAATTCAGCATTACGGATAAGATCAACTGACGGCATTTCTACACCACTTTTATCTTCAATCTTGTCCGCACCTATTGTAATAAAATGGATCACTTTTTTCATGTGTGTTATGATTGATTTTTCTACACCTTCAATGGATACTTCTTTTTTGTCGATTGCGTCCAGTGTTGTACCGCCTACAGTAAATGAGTAGTTAATGCCTCCTTTCAGCTTCTCATCTTTTGCAAATGCTTCGCGTATTGCAGTGATGTATTTTTCTGATCCAGTAGGCAGGTTGATCGTGTAGGTGTTCTCTTTGATGTCATTGATGATCTTATTGGCTTCCGTAACAACATCACTCAAGTCAAGCTTCATGCCGTCAATCTCTTTTTCAAGTTTTTTGATCTTTAACTCATCATCATCAATATTGTTTGCAACAAACTTCCTGTGCGATGCCTCAATGATCTTTTTCAGTCTTGCTACTGTAAGCGCTGTATCAATGTCAGTGTCTCCGTTTTTGTAGATACCTTTTGTAATGTCCTTGTTGTTTAGCATGAAGTGTGTAATAATCACATCTTTGTTTGGTTTATAGTTCTTAAAATCCTTGATATTTCTTGCAAGGACTGTAAGAATTTGCCCATCGTCAAACTCAAGTGTGAATGGTTGATATTTTGTTTTTTCACCCTTTCCTACGCCAGATACATTGAAGCCATAATGCACCGTAAATACATTATCGTCTGCATGAACTTTGTCGTGTAGTTTTTGAGATAGCTTCTTAGCCACTTTGTTTACTTCCTTCCAAAGCAACTGTTGGTTTTCAGATGTGATCGCATCCATAGCAACACTGCTGTCGCCAAAAGGATAGTTCATGTCAAGCTCTAAAAGCCTACTTGCTAAATTGTCTGATTTCTGGAAAATGAGTCCATCCAAAAACAGTTCATCTCTTACTTCTTGAAATTCTCTTTGTGTCATTTTTTAAACCCTTACTGTTTTGTAGTTGTCTTTGATGTCGTCTGCCGACTCCTGATCGTCAAATGTTACGATTTCGCTTTGCTTCTTAGTCCATCCGTTTCTGCCGTAGAACTCACCCTCTTTATTGAGTACGATAAATTTACCGCTTCCTTTTTGAAGGTCTTGTTTCAATGCTGTAAGTCTGGATAGTGTCAATTCCTGATCTTCATCGTCACCCAGTTGGTCGATCACCTTATTCATATCCGCTTTGCTTACCTTGACTTTCATTTCTGCCTTTTGTTCTCTTCGGATAGTCCTTACTACTTCTCTTCCAAGCGTTGCAGGGGAGACCTTTACTCCTGTTTCGTCTTTACTGATTGACTCAATAATTTTGTCTTTTTCTCTTTGCGTATCAACAACAACACGTGCTACATTACCGCCTTTTTCAACAAACAGAAGAATGTCGCCAAATTCCAGTTCAAGGTCATAGATGATTGCCTGTCTTTTTGTGGTTGGTGTTCTGTAGATTCTGTGATCGTTGTCGTGGACTCCGATAATTGGAATGTTATGTAAGTTTTTTTCTATCTCTTTGTAGAGTTTTGAAGATCTCACCTCTTGAGGTGTCATTATTTGTTTAGGAAATTGCATAAGTAGCCCTTTAAATATTTTACATCTATTGTATCAATTTAGATGGTGTAAAATTCAAAACCTAAAGGTAGGCTCCTATCTTTGATTTAATGTCGAGTGCATTATCTTTTTCCTTGTTTGGGCTGTCTGCACTTGACCCGCTTGAAGGCGTACTGTCTGCAACCGATTGTGCAAGATCAGCCATTAACTGAACTAAGTTTGTTGCATCATTCCTGATATTTACCTTTTTGCTCCAAATGTCAACCTGATTTGCAGATTTTTCGGATGTTCCGGCATTGTCTCCGTTCGCACCCATTATTTTTATGATGTTGTTGCCATATATTTGCACTTCACTGTTTTCAATTCTTGAAATTCCACTCTTGATAAGTGAAATTCCTTGAGATAGTGAAGAGAGTGCATAAACAACGCCATAATCATCTTCAACAAGCAATACTTCTGTTCCGATTTTTATGTTTGGCTGTTGTTCTCTCTCATCTAAGTTCAACGGGCTACATTTAACAACATGGTCTATAACTTGATCTGTGTTGTATAGCTTTACTGTCAAGAACCTATCTTGAACAGACACAACCGTTCCAACTCTAATGTTCATCTGGTATCTCCCCAAGTGTTATAACTGTCTTTACTTTGCTTTTGATGTAGATTGTATTTTTCTCCATTACGCAGTATTTTATTTCTTTGTGCGTTATCCCTGCCCCGATATTGATGGTTATATTTTCGTGCGTTGCCTGAATAATATACTTTGGATCAAGCAGGGTATTTAAACCGTTGATCTCATTCTTTGAAATTGCCGGTATATAGTATGGTCTCCCGCTTCCTCTTTTGGTGTTGGCTTTCGTACCGTCACCCTCTATTGAAGCATAGTTCTTTCTGCTTCTCATTGAATGGATTTTCTTTTCAATCTCTGGCTCTGCAATATACTTCTCGTCATCGCCTTCATATTCTTTAGAATGTCTTTGTATGATCTTGAAATTTTCGTCAATGGCTAAGGTAAGCCCTTTTTTTCTAAGCTCGAATATTGCTATCTGTAATTGATTTTTACCACCAATGATGTATTTTTTAAGGCTTATCCCCCATACATGATCTTCCGGCTTATAGAGGTTGTATTTTAAATTGTAGCTTTCTTTGTGCATGAAAATATACGCCGTATCAATCTGATTTGTAATTGTGTTTGGGTGTGGGTTTATTTCAGACAGTGTAAGTTCTATGGTTTTACCATATGCTGTTACAATCGTGTATGTTTCATCAATGATAAGTTTTTCGGCGTCTATTCTGTGTTCAATCGCCCCAAGTTCTACAATAAATGGGATGTCATAAATATATCCATTTACATAGGCATAGGTAATGTCTTTCGCAGATAGTATGTCCGTACCGTCTTTTGCGACTGCAATTACCATTTTCTACCTCTATTTGTGGTGGTTTTCAATATCAAATTTGACAATGTATTTTTTCATCACATTAACGCCGTCACGCAGCATAAAGAACTGCTCCCTGATCTTAAAATCAATAGCGAGTGTAACTATTCCGCTTTCCTGTGCGCTTGACTCCGAAAATGAAGCAGATTTCACCCCTACAAGTCGAATATGTCCGTAATCATGCAATACATGGTTTTGACCTGTTTCCTTGTCCTGTAGGAGTACCTTGTAGTTTATTCTCTCATTGTTTGCCAGAATGTTCAGCGTATGCAACGCTATCTCTTTTGAAGCATACTGTGATCTTGTCAAAACAACAATCTGAACAGGAGTTTCGTATGTGAACATTTGCCCTGAAAGTGTAAGTTTGTCTGTTTCATCTTCGACATTTACGATTGTAATAATATCCTGCATCTGAAATTTTTTTACATTTCTTCCAAATGATGATGGGTCTATCGCATTGGACTGTGCAACTATGATTTGTGGCAATAACTCCATAGGATTGTCGCTCTTATTGTTAAGTGATGTAATCAGCCTCTCAAGATCATCGGATAGGCTTTTTCTGGTGATTGAAACAATGTCTCTTTCACATAGATCAAGCTCATCATATCCAGTAGCATTTGGTATCTTTTTGATCTTGTCGTTTAGCAACTTAGCAAAAGTTTTGATGCTTGTGTCGTGATTATGTACCAATAGCAACTTATTATCCTATTGGCAGAAATTCGTAGTTGAAGCGACTGTCACGCAGTATATAGATGTCACCTCTTCCAGTATCTATAATTTCATTTTGCAACACTTGTTCACCGCTTAAAACAGAGGGTGGCTCTTCGGTTGTTGTGTACCCTGCTTCTGCCTGAAAACCAACATTTTTGAATTGTGTAAAATCTTCTGTGCTGATCTTCATCCACTCCTTTGTAGTTCCATCAACTTTTGGTATTTTGATTGTTTCTTGCGTATCCATAAGTTACCTTTATGTTTTTGCCTATTTTAGCGGTTTTGTGCAAAAAAAATCAAGATATGTCTTTAATTTTTTGAGTATATTTTTCAATGATCTCTTTTAGTTCGTCAATCGTCCAGTTTTTTATAACTTTCTTCTTTATTCTTGAGAGTTCTTTTTCTCCTATTTTAAGCAAAAGGTTTTTTTCATACTCTACAAGATTTCCAGATTTATGGTTGTTGCAGATACTACATTGACTGTGGCAATTTGCTTCATCAAATCTTACATGACTGTTGCTACCAACCGGCATAAAGTGACCTGCGTGGCGTTGCCTGTTTCCTATATGCCCGCATGAGATACATGGCTGGTCTTTGTCTCGTAGCCGTATATATTTATTGAATACTGTTTGGGCTTTTTTTGTCAATATCGCCTTGTCCGTTTCCCTGAATTGTTTTATAGCCTTTCGTTTCTGTTTAGCCTTCTTTACTTCATTGTACGCTATCGCACAATCAGGGCAACAACATATCTGGTACTCATTGATCGGGGTAAACCATTTCTTGCACTCTTTACATTTTCGCTGTCTTAGCTTGTGGCTGTTTTTGAATAGCTGTTGTTGTTTTGGTATGGCACTCACTGTTTTTTATCTCCAAATTAATCTAATTGCTGTTTTGAACCATGACATTTTTTTTAGGCATTGTGTAGTCTATCCCCATCTCTTCAAGCTCATCAATATACGCCACCATAGCTTTGTCAAGATACTTTATTTGGTGATCTCTCCCAGACACCTCTTCATATTCACAGTCCAATGGAAGAGATTTTAACTCTTCCACTAATTTATGTTTTTTATTCCTTGCACCTTCAAGTTTACGCATCATTACAATATCGTGATCTACTCCAACAAATTCTTTCGGGTCAATTCCAAGAAGATCAATAGTTTTTGGTCTGCTCATTATTCAACTCCTAAAGAATACTTCATGTCTGGACACTCTGCCTTCATTGCATATCTCAAGTTTGTATCGTAATCATATCCCATTCCAAGCAAGTCTCTTAGTAGTTCCTTCCATGCTTTGAATGTTTCTATCTTTTTGCTATCAAGTTCATCTTGACCTTTTTCCCTGTTTGTGTACTTTATAATATTGTAGTCACACGCTCCTATACCCATTGCAATAGTTGACATACACTCAAACTCAACAATATTATTTTGTCCGTTTGTGTCGTAGTGTTTTTGGCTTTCAGGTAGTAGAAGTGGGTGGTATATATTTTTGTTCATATTTATCTCCTTGTTAGTATTCGTACATTTGTTTTATTTTTTGCTTCTGGATAGGTGTAAAGTTTTTCTCCATCCATGTTTTGTAGATTTTGATGATCTTTTTGTATTCGCAGAATGTATCAAATGGCATAAACTTTCCATCATCATGTGTAAATGTAACATTGTGACGCAGAGATGACATAAATGAGTGTTTGTTTTTGTATCTTATGTGCTTTTTTATATCTCTGTAGAAACGACTAATACTTCTGTTTTCAAGAAGTTCGTAATACATTCTTGTTGTGTCCTTTTTCAGCATCAACGATTCACTGCAATATTTCTTCATTCCTGTCTCAATATTTCCGCATCCAATTTCCATGAGATATGAAAACATTTCTGGCGTGTTCCTTTTCATGTGTGAAAAAAAATCACGGTGCTTCCCAAGAGATATTGCAATACTGCTTAGACTTTCAGTGTAGTGATTAACTATATATAAGTGACTCATGCTTCCCCTCTACCACAAAAACTATGCTTTGTAAGCCTTCCCTATTTTTCTTTTTGTAGCATTAGCCATCTATCACCAATTGTCTCATTTAAGTGACCCGAACACTCCCTCTCCAAAAGAAGTTCTTTTTTAAGTTTCTTTACTTCTGTGGTTGCATCGTCAAAAAAACTTTTTAAGTCCTTTTGCATCTCTTCGAGTTGAGCGTTTTCTTTTTGTAGCTTTTTGATTGCTTTTTTCATTTTTGATTTTGTCATTTTTTTATTCCTTTTAATTTAATCCCGCAAAAAGACCATAATTTCCTTTTGCCTTTTCTATTCTTTCAAGTGATTTCTTGTAAAAGTCACTACCCGCCCACTTAGTCGCTCCTCCAAATTTGCTTGAACCCGTTGTGCAACCTCCTTGATGAGTTCCCTCATGTCGGCATTGTGAATTTTGTTGAGTAGGTGATTCATTGTTTATCCCCTACCGATATTTCAATGTCTCCACCCCCTATCTTTTCTTTCAAAACTTGACCGCCTCCGCCAATTTCATCGCCTCACGGCTTCCAGTCTCCGCCCGTTCTACCCGCTTGATGTACAAAGCGATAAAAAGCTCTTCTAGCTTCTCCTCTAGCTCTCCACGCTCCAGAGTCTCAATGATCACACTTGGGTTCTTGGACACACCCGCCAACGCCCTGAGTTCATCATTGAAAAAAAACCGTTCCCCGTCCGCTTGGAGAGAGGAGAAAGGTGTTGGCACCCCGTCCGCGATTGCATTTTTCAGCGTTGCCTTTGCCATTTCCACTTTGGCAACAAGCTTCCCTGCATACCCACTCGCTTTGTCGTGCGGGAGCAACTCGTCACGCTTCATTTTTTTGTATCGGCTAGCTAGTATATCTAGCTTCGCCGTCTTGCCCTCGTAGGCTATACTCCCACGATTTGCCCGAATGTACTCAATGAAGTCCTCTACATCGTTTACGGAGTACAGAGCCTCCTCTATCACTACGGAGTGCTGTATGCTTTCGATATCTAGCCCCATGATGTTCGCTAGGCGAGTTTTGGCTAGTGTCCCCATTCTACTGCCTCCACTACCTCAACCTCAACCTCGTTTTTCTTCGCGGTTGCTAGCTCCCACAAGTCGTACGCTATAGTGCCTCTCTTGTGCGGGTTTGCCCCACTTCGGCTCTCAGCCTTACCCCCCCCGTACTCGATCGCTTCTAGGTTGCCCTCTAAGTAAGCTACAAGCCACTTTTCTAGCCTAGCGGACATATTGCGGTTGCGGTCGATGTAGGCTGTGTAGTCTAGCACTATTTGTTCGTGTCTATCTTCGTCTATCTCTTTTAGTGTGTCTTCAGCCTTGCTGTTTATCTTGTTTGCGAATGTCATTAGTTTTTTCGCTTTTAGATTTTCGAGTAGGAGGGCTTTGAATTTCTCGAATTTACTTTTTTTAGTATTTTTTTGTTTATTATCTCTGTTTTTTATCTGTTGTTTTTTATCTGCTTCATTAAAAGAATGTGACTTTTCTTCCTCTCGATAGTTATTTTTCTCACCATCGAGAATAAAGTTTCTCACTGTCGAATGTTTGCTTATTGTGTACCATTTTGTTCTATCCCAAGAGGATTCGTTCAAGTCGCTTCTTGCGACGATATGACCGTCTCTCTCAAGCTCTCTCAATACCCTCTTGATTGTGTTGATCTTCATATATGGGAATAGGCTAGCGAAAGCCTCATAAGTGTTGTAAGTCCATGCGTAGCCGTCGTGGATATGCTTTTTGTTTGCTATGTTTTTCTTTAGCCAAAAGGCTATATTTTCAAGAATAATAGCCTTTTCGATACCGACAATATTGGCAACTTCTACCGTAAAACTGTGTGTCATGAAATTTCTTTCGGATTTTGTAGTAAAGGAGAGAGTGGAGTCCAATCACTCTATATTTTCATATATCCTTATGGGAGGCAAAAGCCTCTTTTGGATTGGACTCCCATAAAAATATATTTAATTGTAAATTATACCCAAAAAAGTGTTAATTTTGGGCGTGGGGGGGGGTGCCTTCCTTGTCGTGTTATTTTACTCCTGTAGTCTTTGCCTACTCTTGCCATCTTTAATCCTTTTGTTTTGATAAGTGTAGTATCACATATTAGGCTTAGTTTGGGCTTAAATAGTATAGCATATCTAATCTACTGTACACATAGCGCCCAAGGCTATCTCCCTATACCATCATACCACTAGAGCTACAGTAGATCCGAAATGGTAATCCCCTGAATATACGCTAACGCCTCGTCAAATTTGACTGACGGTAGCTCGTTGTATCGCGGGAGGTTGTAGTGTTTTTTGAATACTGCCCAAACCTTGCGGTGTAGTTTTCGGACTAGCTCTATATCCATGCCACCTAGGGCGTATACTTTTTTGTTTTTCGCGTCGTGAAGGGCTTTCTCTTGCCACGCTTCGAGTCGTTTTGTCGCTTCAAGCTTGAGCAGTCTATCACTCACCTCGGCATGACCTTTGGCGATCAGAGATATTTGCTCTGCGATCGTGAGAGGCTTTTGTGATTGCTTTTCTACTTCAATGAAATACTTCCTGAACTCCATCGCGTTTTTTGTTCTTGCCATCATGCACAAATGTTTTGCCACATCAAGTGTGACAATATAGGACAGGACGCTGTTGCCCCCGACATCGTGTCGAACCCCCATGTAGTCTTCGTTTTCCTCAAAGAGGTCTACAAGGTTAGCCTTGATCCATCTGGGGTATTGCCCAGTAGCCAAGCCAAGTTCTTTGTACAAAACCCTGCTATCAACCGCGTTGACGCTATCTGTGCCTATCTGAGTGCGTGCTATTTCTATCAAATTTTTCATACTGTTTTGGTGTGTTGAATTTTAGTGATTATTTTTGTGATATTGCAGTAGATGGGTACCAAGCACCTATTGAAACACCGTAATGCACTACGGGGTACCATCTAAAAGATGATGCCACGGGCTTGGTACCCCGTAATACATTTTTAAATCTCGATTTCGTTACCCCCCCGTCGCTAATCAAAGGAGTATGCTAGAAAGAGTGGGGGGAGAATATGCTAACCCTAGGCTTGGGAGATGACCCCCTAAGCCTAGATATCAATACCAAAGGAAAAGATTGTTGATAGACACACTTTGTGCTGTTGCACGAAGTAATTATAGTAGAAAAATGCTTAATTTAATGTAAATTCTCTCCATTTTGCTCCCTGATTAGCGTTTCGGTACTTGGGAACTCTACACTCACCCCATATCTCTCCGAGGTTATTTTATTTAGGGTTCGGTAGATTGTCGTTACCTCGTCACTTTTTAGCTCTGTTGAGCTGTTTTTTGCTGTCATCACTTTTTGGATCTGCCTCCACAATAGCTCCTTTGCACTTGTCATCGTCCACGCTACATCGACGGATAGCGTCTTTTTGATGTCGTACCCCGCACTATTTAGGGCGGTGGCTAGTTTTGAGAGGTAGAGGTGGAGTGACGCGTTTTGGAGGGCTGAGCGGGCTTTTTGCGTCTTTTTTTGGACGGTGTAGGTTTTGTCTGCGTCTAGTTTTGTGAGGACTATATCGTCGCTGGAGTCGTCGAGGAGGTACCACTCCCCTTTGATGTTTATGATTTTCACATTCTGACTCTTATTTTTTTTTCGACTTCGTCTACGCTATCCGCAAAGTCAAAAAGGTGCTTTTTTAGTTTTGCTATATACTCTTCCTCTCTCTTTATTTTGAGGATCAGCGGGGGTAGCCCGGGGCAATAACTCATAAAATACCAAAATTTTCGCTCCGTGATCGCCAAGCACCCCATCACTTGTGCCTTGTACTCGATAGGGAGCTTACCGCTAAGCAGATATTTTATATGTGTTTTTGGTAGCGGGCATTTTATTTCAAGCCCACAATCTTCGCCAATCAGTCCGTCTGGCGATACTCCGACACGCCCACAATCTGACAATACTATACCCACCTCTTGCACATTGAGCCCAGTGATGAATTCAAATATGGAACGGGCGATTGGCTCCAATTCGGTTCCAAGCTCCATCGCCCTGCTCTTGAATGGCTCTGAGGCTACCCCAAATCTCTCTGCTACAAGCTCATTCCTGTACGCGTCGCAACTCTTTGACGGCTCACATCGCGACGGAGTCACGACTTCCTTGAAGCGTGAAGCTGTGATTACTCCCATTCTGGCATTTATCCATTCATCTGTTCCTTGTTCTACATCAACTAGCTTCATCGTTACCCTACCTTATTTGCTTATGTCGTACTTGTCTGACATTCAGATATGAGACTATATCAATCCATGCAGTGAAAGGTATCTTCAACTTCTTGTTCAGGATTAGCATATTCTCATAGGATGGCTTGTTCGCACCCCTTAAATACTTCCTTGCCAAGTTGTCTGACACATTGATTGCATTTGTGATTTGCTTTACTGTTATTGTTTTCATGGCATTATGGTAACTTTTTTACCCTTAAATATGCATAAAAATATGACAAACAGGGAACTTGCTGAATACATCTCCACAGGGTAAAAAAGCTATTGCCTGACGATACGATCAGTAGGGTAGATAGCAGGGAAGCCTTTTATAGGTGGTCGGTGGATTTTTTTCTGGTCTCACAAGATAAATTTGGTAAAATCACACAAAATACTATTGTTTTAACAAAAAGGTAATATATTTACCATTTTTATATTCTTTTAAGGGTAACAATGTTACCATTCTCTTACAAGTAAAAAAACACGATAGGAGACACGGATGCAACCATATCAACATACACAAAATGTAAATGGTAAAAGGCTGAAAAGGATGCGAGAACTTGCAGAGAAGTATAAAAATAAAGATTTTGATCCATACAATGGACGGGCAGGAAGGGTAAGAATTAGGGGGGGCAATACAACCCCTTTCGGGAGTCCATTTGTTCACGAAGGACTTTAATAAAATGATTAGAGCAAGATACAAACTTGCTTTTATTCTGGCATTTATGAAGCAGGAGAAGAAATATGAGAGTCGATGAGGTAAGAACAGCTCAAGAACTTGCAAGAAGAAGAAAACAGAAGCAGAATGAGGTTACTTATATTACCTTTGTCTGTGGCAAATTTATTATTGAAAAGAGATAAGGAGCAGGAAATGGGTGAAATTCAAAGTGTAATATCCACGATAGGCAATATCGTTGGGTTGGAAAAAACAGAGGTGGTTGATAAGCTGATCGAGTGGAATAAATCAAAAGTTTACCCAGTTAATCCAATTGTGATAAGTTTCGAGGGTGGAGAGGTAAAGGACAATGCCGAAGAGATAGCTGATCTCATCACTAAAATCGAGAATTATAAAGACGAGGTTGTTAAAAACAGTCTTGACGCTGAAAGTGTAGCCGAAGCAAAAAAAATGGTTGCAGAATTTGGGAAGTTTCTTATTGAGACACGAAAAGCAGTTACAAACCCCCTAAAGGAAATTGCGGGGAACTATACTAAAAATGAAGCAAAGTTCAAAGAGATGAACGAAGAGCTTACACGGAAGATTGACGAGATCAATGAAAAAACTTACAAAAACAGAGAGAGGGCTATCCGTGAGTATTTCGAGAGCAGACTAAAAAGTGATGCTCTTGCCGAAGTCGTAAGCATGGACGCTTTTAAGGACTTCATTGAAGCAAAGCGAAAGACAAACATTTTCACTTCTACTGGGAAACTTACAAAGGGTATAAGAGATGCCGTATCAGAAGCCATAAGAGTAGTTGCAGAGCCTATCCTCGAAGCAAAAGAACTGGAAGATCGTAAAGCACTACAATCCAAGCAGTTTGACAGCTATATGGTTAACTTCACAGTTGATGGAGACACAAACGCGCTTGAAGCAAACATCAATCAACTTGCGAAGTTTAGAGAGAGTGTTCCTGACTTGTATCCAGACATTGCGGATCATTGTATCAGAAGCGTTGATAACAAGATAGCACTCATGGAAGGAAATATCAGAGCGAATAAGGCTATCAAAGAAAAGGAAGCGGTGCAAAATGCAGACGGCGAACTACTTGAAATCTACGAAGAGATCAAAGAGCAGTCAAGCAATATGATTCTTGGGGAAGAGGTTCTTATAGAAATGGCAAATAAGCTAAGAGAGATTTACCCAAAACTTACATTTTCAGAAAATCAAGAAAATGTAAAAACACTCGGTACTTCAATTAGCGCCAGAATTGCAGAACTTGATGCTAAGGAAATTGAGGCAGAGATCCAAACAGTGCCGGAAGAGGTCATACAGTCGGATAGTGAAGAGAGCATTTACCTTGTCAGTATCAACGATATTGAAGTTCTTGCGAATATGGAAATCAAAGCGGTAAGTGAGGAGAAAGCCAAAAAAGAATTGGTCAGAAGATTTGAAGCACACCTAAGCATGATAAGACTCTATAATAAAAAAGGAGAGTAATATGAACACGGCATTAACAAAAACAGAGCAGAACAGAAAGCAACTTGCAACAGTTTTACAGCAGAATAAGAGTTATGTTTATTCTGTTATTCCGATTGAAAAAGAACAGGACTTTCAGACAAACTTCCTAGAGCTTGCACAAAACAATTATTTGATGGAGAAGATACCTCCAAAAGAGATACTTATCACGGCGCTTAACGCTACAAAACTCGGATTAAATGTAAACCCAATCTACAAAGAGATTTATGTACTCCCTTTCAATGTAAAAGGTCGTGGAATGGTTGCATCGATCGTGATTCCAAAGCAAGGGCATATCCAAATGGCTTTTGATGCAGGTTTCTTTTTGAAAATTGATCTTGTGTTCAACTTGAACGGGACGATTGTAACTGAAAGCAATATGACGATGGAGCAAAAGATCCAGATAGATACCACAAATTCAAAGTGGGTAGATGAACACTTGGTAGGGTGGGAGATCACCTTAGATGATATTTCAAACAATGAGATCAAAGTGCCTACACAGACTAAATTCATTGAAGTAAACTATGCAAAAGAGGTCACAAAAGAACTCCAGATGCCACAATACAAGATCCAAACATGGACTCACAAGGCAGTGCGTAGAGCAATGGGAGATATGTTTATCCCAAAACATCGTAAAAACATGATGCTTGAATATGTTGAAGCCTTCAATGTTCAAAATGAGCAGAAAAAAATTGAAGAAAATGCAACACCGAATGTCAATGAAGCACAGAAGCCCGTTGACCTTAAAGCACAAGCAGAAGTTGAAGAAAGCTTGTTTGGGGTAACGGTGAGTGACATTATGGATTTTTATATGGAAGCAGATAACGATAAAAAGGCAAGAATATCTGAGGTTATGGTGATCAAGAATGACTGGAGAGAGTACGATAGTGTAAAACTTGGTCAACTCATGGAAGAGATTAAGGCTCTGTAATGGGCTTTACGCTTAAAGATATTTCGGACAAGCTCTATTTTGGCATGGGCGATATTTCGAAGGAAATGTCACCTATTGATGCACACGACAAGTTGATTGTTTCGGCTTCATTTTTGAAAAGAGTTTACAAAGAGAACCTGCATAATGTAATCATGTTCCCTAATCATAAAGTGGATAGTGATCTGCAAAAACTTTTTGATATTGGAAGTGCGTTCCACTGTTATGTTTTGGAGCATAATGAATTTGACAAAAGGTATTTTGTTTCTGATCGGATCAGACCAGACGATGATCGGGTACGAATAAGCACTGTAGAATTTGAGTTCATTGAAAAGTCATACGAAAACATAGCTTACAAGTACCCGCAGATGATCGATGGTTTGAATTGTGAAATGGCTCTATTTGGAGAGATTGATGGCGTAAAAGTCAAGTGCAAGATGGATAAATTGAATATAACTCAATCAGCCAATGGAAAGTTTAGCCATGTTGAGATAGTTGATTTAAAGTCGGTTTATTTTAACCCATTCAGCCTAAGGAAAGACCCTGTAAACGGCAGGACAAAGTTGCGCTATATGCTAAGTGATATTGGCTATGACTTACAAGCCTACTTTTATACGCTACTGGTAGAAAACTGGCTTGAAAGTATAGGGCAGCATTGTACCGTTAGCTTTACTCTTCTTACTGCAAGCAAGGACAACTATGAGGTTCAAAAGTTCCGTGTCGGTAGCGAAATGATGGAGAGTGGACGCTTGAAGTTTGAAAGTGTCTGGAATGATATTAGAGACTTTGTTCTCTTTGGAAAAGACAGATTGATTGATGAGGAGGTTTTATAGTGTTTGATTGTAATAGTTGCGGTGGGATGTGTTGTGTAAACCCTCCACTGCTATTTGATTTTAGCGAGGGGATAAAGGCTAAAAAGCTTGGTGTTGAGATAGTGGCATCTGGTGATAATTCAGTCGGCTATCTTATTGCTATTGCAAAAAAGAAAGATGTATGCCCATTCCTTGATGTTGACAGTGGAGATTGTAAAATCTACGATAACAGGTTTACGGCTTGCAAATCATACAGTTGCAAACTCATTGGAAAGCGGAAGAGAAGAGACGCAGGAAAGCATTAAAAAAGGGGAATGAATGTTTAAAGTATTAACAAAAGGCTGTGAGCCGACAAGAGGAAGCAAATATAGTGCGTGTGTTGATCTGTACGCATCTAAAGATGCCTTGATCGGTGCAGGAGAGACGAAACTTATCGGGCTTGGTGTTGCGATTGATGAAGAGTTGCTTCCTAAAACCATAGTGCAAGAGTGGGACAAGCTCGGTCTTGGTATGTATATTGATTATGTAAAAGATTTTAAAAAGTCACACTATCTCCAGCTCATGCTACGCTCATCTCTCGGTAAAAAAGGTCTTATTTTGCCAAATGGTGTAGGCATCATCGACCTTGATTATAAGGACGAGATTAAGATGATTATTCATAATCCGATAAAGATGGTTGATGCTGAATATTTTGCAGACGAGGAAGTTATTGAAATGTCTCAACTAGGAAGCCCTAGCCCTTATTCAAAAGGTGAAAACATAACAGCTTCAAGTAGATACGAGATCAGAAAAGGCGACAAAATCGCACAAATCACACTGCTTGAACACAAAGGCTATCTCTTTGGTATCGACACGGACAAAGAGCGTGAAGGCGGATTTGGATCGACTGGGGAATAAGACATGAGCCACAAAATGAACATTTCAAATTCATTTAACCGGTTTTACCATGCTTTACTTTCAGAGTTTTTTAAAAAAACAAGGAGTGTTTCTTTTGGGGAGTGGAGAGACATGAACACAGGTACATGCCTTATCTTCTGGAAAGATGAGGACTATGATTGTGTTGCACTTCCAAAAGACACACCAATTGAGCAAGATAGTTCATTGAAAACAATTTTCAAGTTTATGAATTTGAATTATCCGGTTGATGCAGATGGCAAGACATCAACAACTGAAATTAGCAATCGTGATTTATGTAATCACATTGACTGGGTTACAAAAATCCTAAACGAAAACGGGTTTGAGTTTGAGCATGATCGCATCAAGTGGGAAAGACTAAAGAGAGAGGCAGGTTTTTAAGGTATGGAAATAAGATGCAGACATAAAAAACGCTCACACACAGCGTAAGCATGTATGAGGTAGAGGGCGTGATTATCTATGCAAAATCACATAATGAAGCGGTGCGTAAATGGTTGCGTAAACAAAAACCAAAAACAAACAGTGGGAGAAGATAATGCTAAGAGAATACAGACATAACAACAAAGGCTTTACGGTACAGGTAGATACCCAGAACGGAGAACCGGTTGTAAGCAAAAAGGGATTTGTGAAACTACACAAAATCCCATACGGAAACTACAAGGGAGTTGATACACTAAGTATTGATGCCTTCAATGAAGCATTTAGCATAATCAAAAAACAATCTGAAGAGTAGAAAATGAAAAAATTTGAGTATATTGATGCTACCGATAATATATTTGTGCATGGTATAGTGCATGATGTTGTATGCGATGTTTTAAGGGTATGGAAATGATGCACGAATATGAAATAGATTTATTAGAATTTGCAGGAGTTGAACATGAGAGAGATTAAATTTAGAGGATACAATAAAGAGAGAGAAGAGTGGGTGTATGGGTGTCTGTGTAGACACTCAAATGGGGAATCCTACATTATTACTTACTTATCAGAAAATGTTATTTCAAGAGAAAGTGTCGTCTATCTTGTTGATAAAGAGAGTATAGGGCAGTTTACTGGGGTTCTTGATAATAATGGAAATGAGATTTATGAGGGTGATATTCTACAATACAGTGTTGCAAAAAAAAGAAAAATTGTTGTTGAATGGAGCGAGTATGCTTTTATCGGAAGAGAGTTCACGAGGAAAAATGAAAAGTATCCAATTTTCATTTGTTCAAGCAGAATAGAAGATTTTTATCTGAAAGTTATCTGTAATAGATACGAAAATAAAGAGCTTATCAAAACATAGCGTAAAACCACCTCATTCATGGGGTGGAGTATCAAAGGAGTAAAAAAGTATCAGAGGGGGGACTCGAAAGCCCCCTACAAAGCCCCATATAGCTTCAAATTAACAAATCTCTTATTCTATCCATATCCATCAATGGACAACTCTTTTTTACATTCGGAAATTCATTATGCCCCAAAATATCTTTTTTTTCAAGACGATACATTTTTTTAAGCAACGCAGATAGTGCAACAATACTTTTAACTTGCTCTAGTGTTGCATCATAGAGAGGGTTTTTATCTTTGTCCATTCCACCGATTCTGCAAATTCCTATGCTGTGTGCATTGTGACCTTTCACATGAGAGCCGATAGCATCAACCCATCTTCCTTTTTGGATAGTTCCATCCTCAAGTATCACATAGTGATAACCTACTCCTGAACGGCTACCCCATCTTTGAAGATGCCATCTGTCAATATCGTGAACATCGTCACCTCTCCCCTGTGGGCTGTCGCTACAATGAACAATGATAGAGTCAATTTTTCTTTTATTTGTCTTGTATGTGTAGCCAAGATAAACCTCTTCTGTAAGGTTTCTCCCTATGGAACTGAATTTAATTGGTCGTTTACTCATCTCTGTTGTCCTTCAATATTAGTTTTGATATTGCTTTCAGTCTATGAAAGTCTTTCTTTATTGTTTTCTTTCGATACCCACCGCACAAATCAATATGAAGTGATCTATGACACCTGTTGCATAATGTCACACCGTTTTCAGCCGTAAATCTTTTGACTGGGTGGCATCTTGCACTGCTTATCTTCTTGCTTTTTTAGAGAATGAATTTAATAGCCTGATCTGATCATTTAGTGCCGTGTTTGCTATTCTCAATTTTTCACAATTTTTTCCCGACATTGAAAGTTTGTTTGTGATGCACATTGCATCATCAAGAGGGAGTGTGACATTCCCATCTGCTTGTATTGTGTATGTGATCGTACACTTCCGAAGCTTTTTTGTTTTTGGGTCTATCGTGTGTAGTTTTGGAGGCATTGAGACAATTTTTTCACTGCATCCATTAAAGACAATTACTGCAAGTAAAAAACATAAAAATTTCACGATAGTCACCATATCAATATAATCCATACAAAGGACAATAGTACAATATCCTGTATGAGACCGTATATGATCTCTGCACCAGAACCGCCATTGTTTGCTACAAGACCGTCAGCCATAACAACCGAAAGAGGGAAACCAGTCCCAAGTGATGCAGTCATAAGCACATAGATTTGAATATTCATGTACCCAAATGCAACAAGCGGAAGCAGTGTTAACCCAAACCAGCAAATACCACGAATAAGCAAGGCAACAATGTAATATGTATAGTAGTTGCTATTCATTGGTGCAACAAGATTTGCAAGATAGTGTGTCCCATTTTTTGCACCTTCTTGATCTCTTAGTTGAGCCTCTGTTGGTTTTGATGTAATAGAGTAAGTGCCTCTAAGTCTATTTAATATTGTAAACATTGCGTACTCCTTAGAATGTTTCCGTATGTGTTCCGACTGCCAAGTTGTATCGCTGTTGCTTTTGTAGGTCTAACTGTTGTATTTCCCCGATTGACTTAGATGCTATAGATGTCATATTTAATTCAATGTTTTTTGTCTCATTGACTGTTTCAAGATTGGTAATTTCCTGATCTCTCTTATCAATTCCATGCCTTAGTATAAGGTTGTACGAAATAGCAAACACCAGAGATACCGACAAGGCAATAATTATCTTAATCAGCATCTTTGTTAAACAGATGATTATACCCGCCATCTGCTCCTTTTTTAAGTGTCAAACCATACAAAACAACACCGCCTATACTTGACACAAACAATAGTGTAGGCTGTATCAGTTTTGCTATTGTTGGATATATTGGTTCTATCGTCGGGACAACAGACAAGCTGAATACCGTCAATGCACCCATTGTTGCATTAAACATAATTGTCCGGCTGTCCTTACCTTGTTCTGCCACATAATCAAGAGCTTCCCTGTTTTTCAAGTAAACTTCCTCCTAAAAATAATTTTTTGAATTATAAAAATCCATTGAGTGCGAAATAAATCCATGTACCAAGTGCCAAAATACTTGATACGATTATTTCAATAATAATCACTCTCATAGAAAACCTTTTTGCTAAACTATGTATCATAAGCTTACTTCTCCCATTTGCTTGTTAGTATCTTTATAATGGTTACAATCAACCCTCCAAGAGTATCTACAACTCTCCTGTAGTTCATGGAAGCCATGAAAGCTAAGAAGATCCAAATATAGATACCTAAATCTTTTACATGGGGATTGAAGCCATCTTTCCCGGCATAAAACACAACTCCAGTCAGTGAAATTGCCATCAATATCGAAAAGGGCATATTTAGAAGGTTTTTGATTGGGTTTTCCATAAACTCCTCAAGAACAAACTCTTTTCCGATATATGCAAATCCACCGATCACACCGACAATTAATACCATCATAATATCCATGTCGGTACTTACGAGTGCGATAAATGCTGTAAATGCACTAACTTTTACACCGGTTGCTATGATTGTGGAAGCTGTAGCTACACTTATTGGTTCGGGCATATCGTTACGTTAACTCCCTGTTTTTTATTTTAAATGAACATCACTTAGTGAGTTAATTTTAGCCTATTTATTGTCTCTTTTTTCAAAGAGTTGCCCCTCTTCATTAAGCATGAATGTATTTGGATATTTGTTTGACTGATCTCCGTCATAAGCAGATAGTACAAATTCCCCAATATCACTTACATTGAAGTTAAAATCACCATTTTCAGCAAATACAACATACTCCCAATCTTTGCTTTTTATTTTCACTTCACCAAAAAACTTTTCATTTTTTCTATGGTTTGCATATCCGTCACCCCACACAATAGTTCCGTTTATGCCATGTGGTTTTTTAAGGCGTTTTTTCGGTATTTAGTGTGATGGATGCACCCGTATGATATTTTTACCTCTAGTCCATTTGGGTTAACTGCCTCTATCTTTCCATTGTATGTATGATTTTCTATTGTATGTTTCATACCCACTGTTTCATATTCCCTGATTTGTTCACATGGCAGATTTACATATATTGTTTTTGGGTAGATAAGTGAAACAGAGATTGTATATAATAAATATAGGTTACGCATTGCAATCTCCAAGCCATTCATACAGTTTTAACCATGATCTCTTTTGGTTGTTATTCCTGTATGCTATTTTATGCCATATTCTGACACCATAAACAAGTGCCAATCGTGTGCTTTTTTTAACCCTTGTCTTGATTAGAATTTCATGGAAGTATCTATCTGCCTTATGGTACTGATCTATATTGCATAGATAATCATGTACCATAGAAGCAGTTTTGTAGTCTGGATAGAATGGGGGGAAGGCAACCCATAAAATGCGAGGCACGGTAGCCCCGTCACTTTCAAAACCTTTCTTTAGAGTAATATCTTTATAAGAGAAGTCCTCAACAACTATTTCAGTTCCTTTCCCGGTTGGCTGCGTTTTGATGTGCATTATGCAATAATAGCCTCTATTTCTGACGCATTATTTTTTGCTCCTTTTTTTATTATATTTTATTTATCTACTCATATACTGGTAGTTCAGCTAACACTTCATCAATAGTTGGCATATCTCTATTGCCCCTCTGTATATCAACTTCAATCCGACCAGCTTTTACCCAACAATTAGAAGCCCAAACAGCTAGTTTTTGAGCCTCCTCTTGAAACGGATTTTCATAACCTGCATAACTTCTCGCACTCATCATATTGTCGTAACGAAACTTTTTAGCTTTAGAGTCTAAGTGTGTTTGAATTGCATTGTTAAAAGCTTTTCGCTTCTCTTTTAAACTTTCATTAGCTTCTAACTCTTCAATATTAAAACCTTTTTTTAAAAGTAAATCTTTATCCTTTACAGTATCAACATTGTAAAGAACACCCGTTTTTGTTATCAATGATTTAATCAACATTTGCTATCTCCTAAAACTCTAAGTTTGATTGTAAATTTAGTGGAAGACCGTCAGCGTTTCTGTTTATTCCACTTACAAGATCAGTTAATTCTCTTGTACTATCATTGCTTTGTATTAACTCTCCGCCACTGAATGAGAAAGAACCTGCACTATTTGTCACAGATGAGATATAAAACTCCCCATTATCTTCGATATCTGCTCCATATCCAAAATGAACGCAACAGTTTTCAGGTGCGTCACTACCAGAAGACTTAATAAAAACAGAGTGATCACGACTAAAAATGTCTTCATCATCTGCCAGTATTGGTAATACTACTCTTGAGCCATCTTTAGAATTACCGTAGAAATAAACAGTATTGGAAAATCCATTTATTGAGAATAGAAGCATTTTTTCTTCTGCATCTGCACTTCCATACTTAACAGTTTTTAAAGAAAATCCATTTAACGAAAATTGAATAACTCTGTTATATGAATATACATTCGCTGAAAAATTACAATCGCTCAATAGAACTATTTGGATTTTTCCACCGTGAGGAACTTTGCTAACAGCAAGATGAATATCTTTGAGTGGATTGGATGAAGAGCCACTATTAGTATTGTCTCCATTCACCTCGTCTACATAAACTGTTTTGTGCATCTCTCCGCGTATAGTTGCTCTGATATCTGCTGTCATCTTCGCAATGTTTGAAAATGTCTTCACACTCTCACTACCATCTGCATTGATATAAGTGATACTTACATTTTTTGCACCATCTACGGCAAACTCTTTTAAAAAAGAGGTGATTGCCCATATGTTCGTTAGCAAACGATTGATATTTGCATTGATACTATTTAAGTCCATTAACTTACTCCTTGTAGTTTTATGCCCTCTATTTTGAGAGTGTTTTTTGTAATTTGATTGCCATGTACGGCGATTGTGTTAAGAAGAGACAAATCCTGCTCCGTCTCATCAAAAGGCAAATATACAAAATCAAGTGCTTGCGTCATATCCTCGTATGATAATTGTATTTTTGCAATTTGTCGTTGAAGTGCCTCTATCGGGTATCTCGGATTTGCAACTGCAAATAGTGTTCCGTCCTCAAGATACATTGAGACTGTTGCTACAGGGTATTCAGCATCAATAGCCTCTGTTATCATCGTGAACTCTATAGTGTCATTTGTGACGACTTGATATAGATCAATACCTTTCTCTTTCCAGTATGTTTCTATATCATCGCTTGTCATAGAGCTGTCTGCAATGTATGTTTCTTTGCTAAACCTATAAAATTTAGGCACTACCTTATCGCCACCTGCAAGTGCATTAACGAGCAGATTTTTACCAGTGCCTGTAATTACCGCCATTCCTAATGGATTTGCCATATTGCCCCTCTTAGTTCGACATTGTTGCAACCGATTCAGTAACTACACCGATTGCAAATGACGCTATTTTTATTGAACTTGGATATAGATACGTGTATCTACCCTGCCTTTTGTGCAGGTCATGTAAAATGATAAACTTAAACTCTTCACTGATCTCTATGGTGTTAGAGACAATGTAATTACATTTATTATCTGCCACAAAAGACCTTTTTATGTACTATTATAGCCGATAAAGAGAAGCCATTTTCAAGGTATTTTAAGCCATTCTTCATAGGTTATATTTCTGTTTTCATTACCGCACTCTCCATCCATGAAGCATAATATGTTACTCGCTGTCTCACTATACTCGATATACCCAAGTGTCCTAAGATAGTAATCTATGTTTTTTGGGTTGTAAGCTACTCTACTTCTTTGGAATGGTGCTAAATAAGATATTGTTTTGAGGTCATCGCTGTTTGTGTTATTTTTGTCAATGGTTATTCTGTTGTCTGCAAAAAATGGGCATGAAGCATCAACAATTTCTGTTGATAGATATGGTGCTATATGGTAGTACACATCAATATCAATGAAATGTTTTATTGTTTCTTCTATTGCCCCAGATATTGCGTCAAGTACAATATTATTCTTCATGCTATGTGTCTCTCTCATTAATGTCTATGTTAACATCATTTATTCCAATGTGGTAAAAAATTGCATTTTCAAAAAAGTTACTTTTGTCACTCATTCCAATATCCACATCTATATCGTTATCTTTAAGCGTTTCAACGATCACCTTGTAAATATTTGCTTTTGTTAGGCGTTTCTCTACATCATCGTAATGCCCGCTAATTTTCTGCTTGATTTCATTCTGCTTCACAAGTGGGATTGATTTTTTTGAGTTGTTTGTTATATTTATTTCTACCGTAATTGGGAAAATTGAGGGGTCTCTAAAAATTATGTATTTCCCATATACTGCGTTGGAGACTTTATTGTATATCTCATCGTTTAGATCACTCCCCTCTTCAACCGGTATGTATGAGCAGAACACCTTGTTGATGTTACAGGCAAGCGATCCATTCTCTCTGTCCTCATCCTCCTGTTGCCATACCTTGATAAGATCAATGCCTCTTATGTTTGCACGGATAAAACTCTTATAATCCTCATTATAAACCAAAGAGTTGTTAATGTTTTTGTTGAACTTCAAAATTCTCTGCATCTCCTGAATAGATAGATATGTTTCGTAATTTTCAGCTTTTGTGATCTCTGTGCATATCACATCTGCGATACCAATTATTGCCATTGATGTAGGCACTGTATCGGTAGGTTCTGTTTCCATCACATCAATAGAAATTGTATCTCCAAGCAATGCGTTTTTACCGTGAACATTGTTGGTTCTAATTACCATGATTAAATTTCCAAAAATATCAACTTCCATTGAAACATCACTGCTTTCCGTAATGAACGCCTGTGAGTATTCGAGTTCATCATCTCCACGCTTTGCATTGATACCATAAATTCGTCTGTATGTCGTTCCCAAATTTACCTTATGGTACATTACATCATTTTCTACTACTGTGTTTATTGTGCGTATTGTTCCTCTTGTGAGTTCGATTGCCTGCTCAATGCCATGCACAAGACTTACTGACTCATTTAATAGATAGATATTGATACCATCTGTAAATCTTTGGTTTTTCTCAATTACAATATCGTTGTTGCTTTTTATCTTTGCGTTCACGATTAGCGGTTTTTGAAATTTCAGGTATCCTATTTCATACATGAGTTTTGCCAAAAGTGCGGTTTCACTGTTTGGATCGTAAAATTCGGTAAAGCTGTTTGAAATTCTCTTGACTGCCTCATCTACTTTAAAGCCCAATTCATTTGAAAGTGCAATAATCCCAAGATCATTTTGGTACTTTGTAAGTCGTGGATCACTTTTTACCAAATTCATAAAGTAATCTGTTACATCTTGCCTATTTATATCACCATTAAACATCTCTATATTCTCCTATTGATATGCTATTACTTGATACGATAACCACATAAGAAACACTGCTGTCGTCTGCATCAACATGTAAAGAAACATGCTGTATTGTTTCGGCTACACTATCTCCTAAATCTCTGCGTATTGAATCAACAATAACCCCAAGTTTGTGTTGTGCATGTTGATTGTTTAAGAACAGTAGTTCATGGATCGAGTTCCCATAATTAGGATAGCCGTAATAACTTCCTTTTGGTGTATCAAGCCAATGTTGTATTGGGTTCTTGCTTACTACGCTCATATTAGCCCCTCAATATTCTGCTGTGTTGATTTGTTTTGGATATTCACCTGTATCACCGTTTCCGCTTTGGTTGTTTTGGTTGCATTTTTTGTTATTTTTGATACCTCTTTTGCCACCATTGCCTGACCCTCTTTTACTGCCTGTGCGATTGGTGTTATATCTATTGTGGCAGTTGCGGTTGCGGTGGTGCCATTATCTTTTCTGTTTGCTTTTGTGTCTTGTGCCTGTCTTTTTGCTTCTGTCATATATTGCGTTGGCTTTTTTGCTTTTGCCGTTGTTGCAACTTTTGATTTTTGAATAATATCTATACTTTTAGATGTTGGTTCAGCACTTGCAATTCTTATTGAGTTGTCAACAGCTCTAAGCCCAACATCTTTGGCGTATTGGCTATTAAGCATACCCTTACTTGCTTCCTTGTATTTCCCTGCCTTTATAAGAGATAGTGTTTTCTTAAATCCAGAAAGACCGCCATGCTTCCCATCCCCGACACCCATATTGTATGCCATATCTTCAAGTGCTTCTCTTACTTGCTGTGGCTGATCTTTTACCCATCCGAAAGTATTATAAAGTTTTTTATTGTGCTTTGCTTTATCCGTAGCATAAAGTTTTTTTGCATCTTCCTTGCTTATCCCGTTCTTATACTTTCCTGATTTTATTTCCTGCTTTGTAAGTTTGTGTCCGTACCCGATAGTAGAGTACCCTTTGGAGTCCTTGTAAACATGATCTCTAAACCCCTCATACTCCATTGTTGATGTTTTCCACAATTTGTTTCCAATATCAACATATTTGCTTGATCTTTCATTACCTATTGCTGGTTCTTCTCTGGTGCTGCCTACTGTCTCATTGTCCTTGATCTCTTTGAGCTGTTTCTCTGCCTCCCTGACTATCTCTGTCGTTGTCTGCAATAGCTTTTCGTGCTGTGCGAGCAGTGCTTTTTTCTTTTTAAGCTCCTCCTCAAATGCCTTATCTGAAGAGTAAAGTGCTTTTCGTTTTATGATAGAGGAAAAATCACCATTGTCGTAGCCCTTTTTATGCTCTTCCATAGCCCTCACTTCTTCTCTCTCTTTTTGTATTCGCTGTTCGATCTCTTCTCTTTTGCGTTTCTTTTCACTAACAACTATCTCTTGGTTATACTTTTTGCTTATTGCTTTTTTTGCTACTTTTGCGTATGGAGAGTTTTTTACAAACTTCTCATCTTTAAGCAAGTCCGGTGCTAACTCCTGCATTTTTTCATAGGCTTTGTCTCTCTCCTCTTTTGTGTGGAAACTTACAACTCCATACCTGTCGTATGTGCCTACAGTGTCTTGTGCTTCGATAAACTCTTTCTCTTTGTCTGTTTTTTTACGCCCTGCATCAAGTAGAACTTTCATTGCATTTTCAAGGTATGTTGTGGCTTTGCCTAATGCTCCATCAACTGCATCAAGTGTGCCATTTAGTGCTTTTCCGAATGTAGGATAGTTGTCCTCTATGTTTGCAAGTGTATTTTTAACCCCACTTCTGGCTTCCTGCGTCCAAGCATCAATTTTGGATGGATCAAGATCAGCACCAAGCAAATTCAGGAATTTAACTACTCCATGCCCTGCCCCGTTTATAGTGGCGTGTAGCTTATCAGAAATTCCCACCTCATCAACATCAACACCTTGACTATCTGCTATTTTTTGTATTTCTGCACCATACCCGTCAAATACGCTATAGATCATTCCGGCAATCCCAAGCCGTTTAAGTAATCCTTTGATACCACCTTTGAATAAAAAGCTACTTATTGCACCGTGACGGCTACCAACCCCCGTTAGTAGCCCACTCTTTGAAGGTGTGTCGCCCTTCTTAATCTCTTTTAGTATCTCATCGAGTGTGTCACTCTGCTTGTCTTGTACTTCCAGATCACTGAAGTATGCCTCTTCTGCTTCCTTCTGCTTCTTTTTGTCTCTATATTTGCCTATTGCACTCTTTAGCCCACCAATCATGCGTAATGGTGTTGCGATTGCCGTACCAAGTTCCGATATTGCCCTGAAAAGTTCTCCCCCTACAATAGTTCCTGTTGTCTCTATTGCATTGTATGGTATCTGGTAGTTGCTGTATTGTTTTGGACTTGCATTTTTCCCATGATTTTTTTGTAACGGTATTGATGTTTTTGCTGATCTTCTGCTTTTGACTCCATTTTCAGGTGCTTTTATATTGTTGTTTATGACAATATTCTGCTCTTTTTTATCTGCACGGCTGTTGTCTTTTGATGTCATGCCAAGTATGACTTTTGTTATCAGAAAACCGGTTTGCCTGTCAAACTCAAACTTCATTACCGTATGCCTTAATATTTAAACTCGAACATATCAACCGTTGGATCGTCACGGCGTGTTTTTTTAGGTTTCCTGATGCTGTCAAGCACTGCTTCATCGAAACTGTATTGATCTCTATTCCCAACCGATAGCAAACTGCCAAATGATGCACTATCCAAAACAATTTCATCATTCTCGATTTTAAGTCCTGCTGTTTCTATTGCATCGCTTAAAACCTTTAGCCTTTCAGCCTTCTCATTAAGAATATTGATCTTGCTATTTAGAGGTTCTACGCTGTCGAGTACCGCATCTTCAACTTCCTTTTTGTTTTGCTTCTTGAGCGTTTCTATTTTTTCTTTCTGCCCTTTGATCGTGATATTGCAGTTATCTATTGTGATCTTCTGCTCATCTATCTTCTCTTCAAGTGTTGCTATGGTGTCCTGCATTGCTTTTATTTTGCTTTTGAACTCCAATGCCTGTGATACATTGTCTTGATGTACCAAAAGGTCTTTGGCTTCATCATACAGATCATCGTGTGTTCCGATAGCGTCAACAACCGCATCGTGAATGGCTGTATCGAGCTGACATGACCCATCACTGCAAATCGAGTCCATCACTACACGGTTTCCGTTGAAGTTCGGAGAAAGGACAAAATCACTTCCGTAAAATATACCTTTGTTCACATCCCACACAAAAGAAAAACCACCAATCCCGTTTTCAATCATCTTGATAACGCTTTTTGTTTTGTTCCCTACTGTTTCTACAAGTAGTGCTTCGTATGAAACAATCTTGTCCTTGATTGAGAGTTTCGTAACCTTTCCGATAGGCTCTTGCTCCTCCCCAGTATTATGGTTCCGCTCATTTGCCAAATACCCCTGTTCCTTGTGTCTTGCACCGTGTCCGTAGAAAGTCATTGCATACCCGTCTCTGATAGCCTTCTGGACTTCTTTTGCCCGGATAAGTTTCTGCACTTTTGCAAGGTTGTAGTTACGCGGCATACCGAAATTGTGACCGTGTTCGGTGACATCAAAACTTATAGATACTTTATGCGTTCCATTTCCTAAATCTTCGATTGTATTCTTCATGTTAAATCTCTTCTTCCTGTGGTTCTTCTTCCTGTGGTTCTTCTTCCTGTGGTTCTTCTTCCTGTGGTTCTTCTGGCTTTGTTAAAATGTGGCTTATCATTGCTTCAAGCATTTCCTCTTTGTCTTTTGATGTGTTTGAGATAGTATCTTTCAGCAGTTCCGTGAGCATTATTCTTGTTTCTGGCGTGTCTTGATACTGTGAAGCTTTCAACTGGTCTATAGTCCCGCCAATTTGCTGTACATTGCTTATTGCCTCCATTCTTTGTGTCTCTGCATCAATTTTCGCTTTATTGATCGTTGAAGTGAAGTCAATATTTAGAAAGTTTGTATCAATATCCATGTTGTATTTGGATAGAAAATGTATTTTTGCAATATGTTCGATATAACCCTTTATAGCTTTCCTGATCTGCTCTCCCTGTGTATCCATTTGAAGGGAATTTTGTACCGAACCGTCCTTCTCTCCGCCTCCAAGCATTGAGTCGCTGAATGGAGTTAATTCGATATTGAAACCAATGTCTCCAATATACCTTTTGATGTGAAACATAATATCATCTATCTGTTGGTTAAACTGCGGTGTGCTTTCTTGAATCTGAACAGAGTTTGTGTTTTCAGATGTGGTTGGTATGATGTGGTTTGCCACCATCACCGATGGATCTTTTTCATCAACCCTCTTCTTGACAGCATCCCTCACGGCTTTAATTTTGTTTTCGAGTGCCATTCTTAGCAATTTACGCTCTGACTCACTGGTTGAATCAAGTGTGTGTGTGATGAACCTTTCGATCATTGAACTTGAAATTCTCATGTTTGAGAGGGCGTTTACCGCCCATTTGTAGTTATGGAAACTATCCAAGCACCCCTCAACAACACCACCATATACAAAATCCTCATACGGTGTCTCCTTATCGCTAAATGCGTTCATGTTCTCAACTGTCATTATGTGTTCTGTTTGAATATCCATGATACCGTTGGATTGTGCGTTCATTCTTGCAACTCTCATAGGCGGAACATACTGCCTTCCGGTAGATGAGAACTTTCGCTTGCTTGATAATAGGTTTGTATTTGCACTTACTTCATAGGCTATTGTATTGTCCTGATTTGTTACAAATGGCGTAATATTGAACGGTTTGGTAGAGAAGTTATAGACAAGACCGGTTACGCCAACCCCTTCTCCATGCTGAATAGCAGTAAATCCGTCTCCATAAAACTGACTATCCATAATGACCGGAAACAGTGTTTTTGATATAACCCTCTCTATGTGTTCAAGATCATCATTAAGTACGGCTTTCACCTTGTCGTTAACGCCGGCTTTTTTACTTATTGATAGTTGAAAAGGCATAATATCGCCATGTGTTACACCTATGGCTCTTGCGATAATCACTTTTACCATTTCACGCGTAAATGAGTCGCTATACATTTCATGTCGTTTAAGATACTCAACATCCCTTGTAACCGAATCAAAGGTTTTTTGTGATATAGCACCAAATAGAAGGTTTCTGGGGACTGATGCCTGTATGAGTTCATGTGTTAGGTCTTGAATTGCCTTCTCATCATTTACAGAACCTTCGTCTATATTGTTCTCGGTATCTGCTTTTTTACCAAAAATACCAAAATTCAACCATTTGTTTTTTGCCATATTTAGCACCTTACCAATCTGTATCTATAAATGTCGCTTAACGGTCTCTTTTTCATAATGCTCTCTACCCTCATGCTGATATTGTCGAAATTTTCAAAAGAGATGATGCTTGATTTTGGAACTATCCCGCCCTCAATAAAACAATACAATTCATTCATGTTTGAACTGTCACTATCATTGAAGTATTCCTCAACCATGATGTCAAAAGACACATTGAGAAACTGGAACTGTTCATTAGCAATAATAAGCTTTGCTTTGTACTCATTATCATACTCCATGATCGAACCATCTTCATAACCAACTGTGCCTATCTCAATGTTGAATGGATCAAGATCATGTGCAATAATAGCCCCGTTATCCTCAACCTTGACCGGCTTCACAATAGCGTCAATGCCTTTGGTTTCAATCCACTTATCAAGTATCTCTTTCTCTCTTGATTTGTGCAAGTCTATCAATTCATTTGGAAACATCTATCAACTTTTTATTTAAAGTATATCAGTTTAAAAAGAGTAAAATTCAAGGAATATTTCTATGCAGTCAATAATTGTTTGAGGTTTTTTAAAAGGACTGCATAAAAACATATGAAAGGGGCAGAAACGCTGTGCAACCGTTACCGGTGTATTGAAATTATAACCTCTTTTTGTAGGTGATTTTAAAGAAGTTGATCTATCTACCCGCACCAAACGACTTACCTGCAATTCTAACCTTATCTTTTGCACTAAGTCTTGTTCCCTTTTGAAGTCTTTTGTTTTCAATGTATCTTCCAAAGGTGATTTGAAAGCCACCGGACTGAATGGAGGTCATTACTTTAATCATGTGCTTACAACACATACCTTCAAGGTTTTTGTTTCGGATAGATGGGAAGCGGTGTTCTTGTAGCCCTAAGCTTGATTTTGCAGTAGTCCATAAATACCGATACCAGTAAGTATGTCTCCCGCATGAACATTGTGCCTTGATCGGTGTATTTGTAAAAATCTCCTGTATCGGTCTGTCAAGATTTGCTTTGTCGAGTTGCCACATGATCTCTACTTGATGATGTGTCTCTGGGTATAGCCCAGATGATTTAACGGTGAATTTGAATACATCTTTTTGCAGTGTCTTGATATAAAATGCCCTAAGTTGTGTTCTGGCACGATTAATGTCAACCTTTAGTGATTTATCAAGTGCATTTTTAACCGTGATGCCTTTTGAGTAATATTCAAGATAGTGTTTTATGGCTCTCCCGTTCTCTCTAACCGTCAAAGCCTTTCTTTTTGTCTCTGTTTGCTTGTCAAGTTTTTTAAGTTGGGTGTTCTGTAACCTGTGCTTTAGAATTGGGTTGCTTCTTGATACCGGTTTTGTTTTAATTGATGCTCTACCTATACGGCTGACTTGTTTTACTTTCATGCTACTCATATTGTATGGTATCTAAAAGGAAGTGGTGTTTTTAAACACTAATATCATAACCGTACTCTTTTGCGTGATCTATGTTCGGTATAAGCACATTAAACATCCAAGAATATTCAGAACTTCCAAATATTTTCAATGCCCAAGCATCTTTGCGTCTTACATCGTATGGAGTGAGTATAACCTTTTGGCTTTTTTGGCTCATTTTGTCAAGATAGTTTTTTTTGAATGTCATCATCTCTTCTGTTGTCATTGTCATTAGGCAGTCCTGTTTTCTGTTCATTTTAGCAAATTTTAAAACAGTGAAATAAAGTAGGGTAAAAGTAGGGTAGCACTGCACTTAATTTCAAAACTGTATAATTAGCCATGCAGGAATTAACAATCGTCAAGACAACCACAATGAGAGATAGTGAAGATACTGGACTTGTCGCCACTGTTTCATTTTTGTCTTGCCGAAATTCGCTTAGTGTCGATATTGCTATTCAGTCAAAGGAGAACTGGATCAACATCATACAGGGAGAGCGTTTTTACTTTGAGTTGAGTGATTATTTTACCGGTATGCTCCAATCGCTTGCTGATGTTGTTTCGAGTGTGTAGAGGAGAGATGAGCTACTCCTCTTTTAAGCTCATTAATAATCTGCTTGTTTTGTTCCTTGAAACAAGATCAATACTGAACATGAAGGCAAATGTTGCCATTCTTAGAGAGGTATGATCGAATTTCCATTTTGATTTTTGACTGTCTCCATCGGTCAAGAACAGCCCTTCCCCGTTGGATACTTGTTGCAGTGTTCCGCACCGATTAACAAGTACCTCGAAATTGTCAATGTAGAGCTTTGCTAATTCATGCTCATCTTTTCTGCTATACAGATCATAGAAATATGAGTCTTGCATAAAGTGTTGCTGTGTAGAAATTACATAATCCGGCTTTTTATTTGTAAAAACTGTCCGTATGTAATGTCGGAGATCATCAAAAATAATACTTTCACGGAGTAGCCCCTTTGGTATGACCGCCTTGATGATTTTGTTTGTTTCAATATGCTTTACAATATCAACAATGCAGAATGTATATCTATCTACGCTGTTTGTATTCTGCAATGCACATAAAACTCTTTTTTTCTCTGTTTGCTGTTTCATCTTTTACCTTTTTTACATAATCAAACTGTTTTCGAGTGCTTCCTCTATGTCGAACTCTTCATCATCTTCATCGAGACCATTTAATCCATTCAGAATAGCATCTTCAAACTCCATGATCTCATCAAGTTCATCTTCTACTGTTTCCTCATCCTCGTTTACTGCTTCCTTCTCATCGTAGTCCGTGTTTGTTTGGACATATGGCACTAAAAACTGCTGTGAGAAGGTATCAATAATGTCTGGTGATCTTATTCCTTTTTTAGCCATTTCCTGCTTACTTAATATCTTGTATTTGAAGTCTGCTGTGAATGTGAATGGAATATGGGATAGCTCATTTAGAACCCTTGTTTTATACCTGTTTGTTGCAATATAAAATCTGTTTTGAGTGATCGCCTCTTTTAACATGATGTTTGCTTTGGCTCTTTGGTTTGCAAATCTCTTTTTATCGAACCCTACCAATCTCCCAGATCCCCAAACAATAGGCTGAACAAGTGCATCACCAAGACCTGCTTCGAGTACCTTTCCTTCGAGTACCGTGTATGCTTCATGCCCTCCTGCTGTGGCATCTATCGGGAGACGCTTAAACATAAAATCGCCTTCACTGTCGAGTGTTTGGAGCAATTTATCAAATGCCGTTCCTGCAAGTTCAGTAGGAAGTTTTGCATTTTTCCCTTGATACACATCAATATCATCTACTATACAGTAGAGTTGAAGTTTTCCGGTACTGTCTGAAACAACTGCTACTCTTAGTTCGCTTACAACACTGCTATCTCTTAGGCCGGTGTATGCTACATCGGTTGAAATTGTAAGCGTATCAAAGCTTAATTTATCTATCCAGTCTTTACCCCGCTTAGAGTATGCTTGCTGTGCCTCAAGCGTATTCAAAAGGAAGCCATCCTCAAATAGTGGAGGCAACCCTAAAACCCTGACATTGTATTCATTTTCTGTATAAGTAGATCTCCACGCCTCGATAGCACTGGCGGTTACTCTCGGACTCTGTTCGGAGTTCATTCTTACTACCCCCCAAACACCGCCCTGCTCTTTTGAGCTTGTAGTGACAAATTCATGGAAACGCCCACTTGTTCGAGTATGCTGTGAAAATGCTACACAACTATTGAACTTTTCCGACAATGCCCCCAAAGAGCCGTCTATGTGTGTATCTGGAATACCTGAACACTCATCAAGCAAAAGGAGATAGCTCCAATTATGCTGACCTGAAAGGTTGGTTGGATCTCCTTTCGGTGCGGTAGCCGGCTCTATGTACCAACTCTCCTTAAATCCCTTGATATAGATCAATGTTGTGTTAAACTGAATAAATTTTAGAAGAAAAGCCCATTCCGACTTAACAAGCCTATTATTTATCTTTTTTGGCTCATCAAGTGCATAAGCTGTTGACTTAATTTCCTTGAAAGAAAACTTTGTGACCTGATCTTCCTTTGGTGCTTGTATTCTTGTTATTGACTTTTGGAACAGTAGCAGGTGTGCGATAGCAATAAATCCAATAAAAAAGGTTTTACCGATACCGTGACCAGAAGGCACGGCAGTACGCCCACCAATCCAATCATGTGCCTCTATGATCTCTATCTGCTGATATGTTAGTTTTTTTCCGAATACTTCATATGCAAATCGGGGGAGATTATTCACATATTTTTCTACAAAGTGCTTCTGAAAATATGGTGACTCATGCACCTCCAAAAGAGTTTTTGCATTTTTGAGTGAAGCAAAATTGTCAAGCATTATACCTCTTCCAATTCTGCATCAATATACTCTTTACCGCCGTATGCTATTCGTTCCTGTGCAACTTGCTTGAGATATGCCTCATATCGCTCCTCTTTTTCTTCTTGTGTTAGATATTCAGAGTTTCCACCTTCAATGGACTGGATTACCTCCATAACAACCAATGCTCCTGCAAATGCCCTTTCGTCCGGTAGGTGTGATTGTGTCTCTTCCCACACCTTTTTCCCCCCTTCTGAATTTTTGGCTAACACCTTCCTTACAGTACCATCATCTTCTTCTATTATCTCATAAGATGCACTTGTCTTTTTGGTGACTGTTTCACCCCTTGCTTTAGCCATTAATAGCGTATATAAAACTTTGTATGAAGCCAAGATAGCTTCCTGACTAAAATCCTCTCCTTCTTCTATTGATTTTATTATGTCAAGTGTGTTTTTCTTGTTAATATTGAACAGATCAAGAACAGGAGCAAGTTTTGATATTGCTTTTCCAACCTCCCCCCTTTTCGCTTTTTTAGGACGCTTTTTTTTCTCCTCAACTTCATGGTCTATTTTAGATATGTCAATTCCCATTTTTTCACACTTCTGCATAAATCCGTTTACGCTTCTTTTGGCAGATGCTCTTGATCGACCAAGGATACTTATAATTGTTTTAACAACAACCTCTTCATTGAATTTGCAATATGAAAAAAGCATAGCAAATGCGATTGCATCAAGATTGTTGTTTTTGAGTGATTGAATATCTGATTTACGCCATCGCTTCTGCATTGCAATTATGATAGATTCTTTACCCGTCGGTTTTGGCATTTTGTTCCTTCTGCTTTAACTGTTCTTTGAAAATATCGTATATCAATTTTGGATCTCTCTCCATTGCATCAAAGCCAATAATGCTTAGGATTGACACCAGTTCACTATAACCCAAAAGAGAGAAGTAATGAGCCTTGAAACGGTAGAGCAATAGGCTCACCTCCATTCTCGGAAATAATTGATATTTTTCCGCTATCGTGTGTTAATGTTAATGTGATGTTGGATAGTTCACCAACAAGTGAGTCATACTGCTTTAGTAGCCCAATATCCTTACTGTTAGCCATAAGTGACATGATTGTATCAACGCCGTCTTTGATTGTCTTTGTGCAACCAGAACCAAGTATGTAAAAACGTAGGTTTTTGATGTCACCACTTGACTGGCAAAACAGCTCTGCTTCAATCGCTTTTTTGACTGTTATGAATGGTGTAAAACGGTAATCTCCAATCCTGATAAAAAGTTCATCTCGCTTAATCTCATCATCATAACCACCAATAAAGTCTGATGGGCATAATGCCGGCGACTCCGTGATGATCTCATCATCCCAGAAATACATACGATAATAAACAATAAGTGCTATTGCGTCCTGTATTGTCATGTTCTCTACCTGAACATTGTCAAGATTGGAGATTTTTAATAAAACAAGCTTTATAAAGCCAAAATAACTTGATCTCTCCTGCATCAAGTTAACGGATTCCACAAGCGTCAAACAGGTTAGCCTGACCTCTTCTTTAGGTAGTGACTGTATTTTTATGCTGTCTGTTTTTCTCATCTATACTCTCCTCTTTGATAAGTTCCCTGATCTCCTCCAATACAATAAACTCTGCAATGGTTGGGATTTTTAAATCTTTTAACTTGCCTTGATCTACATAGTTTCTAGCAGTCATTTCGGAAACATTCAATGCCCATGATGCCATTGTCCATGTAAGAGGTTTTTTACGCCCGTATGTCGGCATCCATTTGGTAAGATATGCGATATGCCTATCTACCTCTTCCTTGAATAGAGAATGTAGTTGTGGGGGGGTAGACAAGTGATTTCCTTGAGTATTCAATAACAGAAGTATATACATTCTATGCTTAAATATTTGTTACATTATTTCCAACTTTTTATAGGCTTGAAAGTAGCACTTGTCTGTAGGTATTTTTCATCTCCTGTAGTATATTCTTGAGAGGGGCTTCCTTCCAAAATGTAATCATCGTCAATCACCACATCTTCATACGCAGTTTTGGTGTTACTATCTGCAATAATGTGTGAAATTCTGATCCTGAAATAGTATTGATATGGCAACAAAAGAGTCCCATCAGAAGGCATAATGTTTCCATTTTTTCCGCTTCCTACTCCTCCGGCAGTTCCACCGCCAAGAATAGAGCCTATGCCAAATCCGCTAAGGGCATGTCCTATACTCTTCATTCCAGATAATGCGTTAGCCATTCCACCGACCTGCTCAACAATACCGCCAACTCTGTTCACCGTTGTTTCAACGCCTCTTATTGATGCACCTATTCCAACATCGTCAAGCACACCACTTAAAGCGTTCTTGTTGGAAACCTTTGTGAGCATATCAAGTATGTCATTCTCTTTGAACTCATTGAATGTTGCTTGAATTTCACCTGCTTGTATTCCGGCTATCCAATTAAAATAACCGCTACCGTATTTCTCTTCTTTGATCTCTATACCGTCATGCACAATGGAGATTGACGATAGCATTGTGTTGATTAGCCTTGCCTTCTCTGGGTCATAGTACGGCTCAACCCTTTCTATTGATGCAAAAAACACATCAGAGTGTTGGAGTTTTTCAAAGGTTATTTTGTTCTCTTTTAGCTGTTCTTGAATACCTTTTTGGGTGTAGCCGGATTGTTGATATTCGGATAGATCACCTATTGAGTTTTTTAGCGTATCAACATCATGCCCTATACGCCGTAATGCCCTGATAACTTTTGCACCTTGATTTAGCGTTCCTATTACAGACATAAAAGACATTACTCAACCAACCTTGCTGTTTCAATGGAGAACTCTTTTCTGAGATAGTCTCTTAGTGCGTTGATGTCCTCGTTTTCAAAGCCTTCCCCATCATCAATGCCGGCTGATTTTAACATTCTCATGTTGTCACATTCAAGCTTTTTAAGCATAAACTCCACCACTTGCTGAAATGCCCCAGTGTATCCATCTTCAAGCATAAATATATCATAGTCCATTGGTTTTATTCTGACACCGATACAATCATTCAGTGAAGCGGTCTCAATAATCTTTATGCTCCCCATACCCAATGAAAGCAAATTACTGTCATCCACAAAGCCACACTTTATGCTCTCTCCTTTTGCGTTTACTGCATTATTATAGGTTTCAAACTCGATAAAGTGAACCGGTGCAACATAAGAAAAAAACTCTCTGCACGATGTTCTGAAAACTGCTTCTTTTTGAGTATCTGTTGCAATAATGTTTAACATATTGAATGTATCTTCAAAAAGTTCTTTTAATTTTGTCATGGAATTTTCTTTGTTATAGTTTTTAAGATTATAACTGTTTTGGAGGGGTATTTTTAAAAATGCAGGTACGCCGTAGCGTAGCCATGCACTATTTCAGTTCTTGTTCTTTGATCTTCTCACGATAAACAATCTGTAGACTTGGAGGTTCTAAAATCTGTACTACTTTCCCAATTTTTCCGTCACTACACTTTCCTCCGCTGTATAGATATGACATTTTATTTTTTGTTAGCACTCCAAATAACCGCCATCAACGCCGTTAAGGGCATTGATAGCCTTGTGTGCGATACCTTTCAGTGCCTCGTTTACTTCTGGGCATACAGGGAAGTAGTGACAGTGAAGCGTGATTGATTGAGACATAGGAGTTTCGCTCCCTTCTGCATCGGATTCAACTCCGTCCTCAACAACGATGAACCCGAATGAAGCAGTACCCCACAATTTGGATGCGACCTGTTCGCCGTCTCCTACATAGAACTCTATTTCAAGTTCACCATTTTTACCGCTTGTCTGAATAAGTTCAATCGCCTGTTTTACATCAAGATTTTCACGCTCATTTAGCGTAATTGGTATCTGGTTGTAGGATTGGTTTTTGCCTTTTCCAAAACTCTTATTTCCTGTTGGTGTCGAATACTCGATCACGCCGTTTTTTACCACCGGAAGGCTGTGCGTTTTCGTCATAAAGGTAAGGTGTTCAAATCCTTTGATAACCAAATATGAAGATGATGATGCCAATATGTCACCTGCCCCCTTCTCGGCTGTAATAAAATTTTTTGTAACTTCCATAGGTACACTCATTGTTTTCCCCTTTGTGTTAAATTATTTATCAAAATGCTCTCATCATTGCATTGATTGCAGAACCAAGAGATTGAGAGGACTTTACATCGTCCTTCATAATTCCTGCCGAACTTCCAAGAGATAGTGAAACAACCTGATATATTCTGTTCCCTGCACTGTCTATCTTGATCTCATCGACACTCTCTTCCATGCTCTCAATGCGATAAGTGGCATTAAAGCGTTTTCCAAACAAGGATACCGCTATCTTAGAAGGCACTGTTCCAAAGAAGCCACCCCCCGTTTCCTTGTTGATCTCGTCTTGTGTCTTACCGCCCTCAACTGCCTTTTTCTGCTCTGTATCAAATGCCTTTTCTGCCGACTGGATTACATTATCGTTCAAAACAGGGGATTGCATCCTGACAAGTTCTTGAATTGGAGCTTCAACCTCTGTGTATGCGTTAGTGAAAGCCATAAACTCAATTTGAAGATCAATAGATTGTGGTTGTATTCCAGTCCACACCTGAACAGATTGTGCCTTCGTGATTGTTGTTTTGCTTCGTAGCTTCATAAAAGCATCAGAGCCTATTTCCTTTGCAAGTTCTCCTGATTGAAGTAATGCAGTTATTGTCGGGAAGCGACTATCTCCGCTTGATCCCTCGAAACGGTTAGCCCACTCTGCCTGATTTGACACTGAATAAGAAACGATACGCCCTCTTGCAGATGTACCGTTCTCGATGTCCTGTATCGTTACAAACAAATTTTCATTCAGCCCTTGCAGGCTTTGGTAGCCAAGTGCTTCGCCAAACATTGATGAAACGCTATCTGCAATACTGATCGCCTCCCCGAAAATGTCAGCCATGATTAGTACAGTCCTTTCCTGCGACCGATTTTAACTGATCTGTTTCGTGCAAACTTTGCATGTGCTGTATGTGCTTTTCGTCTTGCTTTAGCTAACGCCATCTTTTGTTTTGCGGATAGCCTTACCTTGCCAAACAGTCTTACACACTTCCACGCTGGGCTACCGTTCTTGATAACCATTTTACGCTTGTAGCCTGATTTGCATCTTACTGGGCTTACGCCATCTTCTTGAATGGAGTCGAGCATAACCTCTTCTTGATCTGCAAACTCTTCTGCAAGGCTTTCAGTGTCGTCTTGAGTGTATGCTTCACTGTATGCCTGTGCGATTGCCATAATCGCACCTTCTGACACATTTTGTCTGCCTGAAACCATATCCTCTATAACAGTGTCTTTGGCACCGATAAAGGATAGATATGAGACAATGTTTGCATCAACTTCATCTACGGCACTGTCCTCTTCGATACTGTCAAGGTCAATACCTGAAATAGCACTCTTTAAAGCGTCATAGCATACTGCTTCGCTATCTTCTGCAATAGAATCAAGCACTGTACCAATGGTAAGTGCTGTTGTAAGTGAGTGCATATTCATCTCTTAGCCTTTTCTGCTTGAAGCTTTACTTGCTTTTTTGTGTCTCTTTGTAGAGCCGGCTTTAAGCTTCATTGTTTGCGATCTGCGGGCATTTGCCATTCTGTCTGTAGAAAACTTTCTTGCTTTTTTCAGTGCTTTGCGTTTTGGCTCTGCTTTTTTACCGCCACGCTTACGATACTTCTTGCCTTCAAGCAATGTTTTTGGATACTTGCAGAAACCTTTTTTAGGTTGTTCGCCTTTCTCACTTCTCATGCAAGGTACAATTTTCATGCCTTTTGAAGCAGGTTTAACAGGTTTTGTACGGCTGAAAGACCAATCCATAGCGATACTGTCAAGTGTTGTCTCTTCACCTTCGTCCAAAATACTATCTGCAAGTACATCTGCATTGATAGACATTGCAACAAGCGTACCAAGATTCCCCTCTTCTGGGATTGCACCATTAACAAGGCTTGTGAGTGCTTGAAGTTCATCCATAGCCACATCTAGGTCTTCATCCATAAGATCATATACAGACGATTGGCTAAGTCCAAGTTGTCCTGCAAAGTCAAGTGTTACACCAACCGCATAGTTAAGTGCTTCCTCATCATAAGATAGTGATGTTTCAGGTTCTTCACCATCAACTGCATCAAGTGTAACCTCTTCTGCTCCAATGGCATCGAGGGCAATATCAATCAGCGTCACTTCATCGGTTGGCTGTAGTTGTGCGATTGCCCCTACCATATCCATCATTACTGCAAACTTGCCATACTTTGAGATTTCGGATTGAATGATCTCGTCCAGTGTAACTCCCTCTCCTTGGGATGCAACACTATCTTGCATTACATCATCAAGGTTAAATTTGTAACTCATTTATTTTTCTCCCTTTTTTAAATTTCTCTCGTAATGGTGCTTCTTACAACACCTTTTCTCATAACGCCTTCCATGACTGCGATAAACTCGACTACAACTGTATCGTTGTTCTCATCGTAAACATCAAATCTGAATGGTGTCTGTGCATCATCATCAAAAAACGCATTTGCCTGACAATTCTCAAAGAAAATACGGGCTTCATTGCTTACAAATGACTTTGCAACGGAAATGTTTTTGAACATTTGACTGTCAAGATAGATACCAAGTGTTCTTTTGATGTAACCCACTGCATCTGCTACGGGGAAACTCATAAGATCAGTCTCTTTCATAAGACCACTCAACACATCTGTAATACAGATTTTCCCATCAATGTCCTCAATGGTATTGATACGCTCTTTTGTCAGAAGTGTTTTTTCATCATCTGAAAGCTTCTCAATGTCATACGGTGTGATGCGTGGGATTGAGTGATAGATACCTGCAATACCACTAATGCGATACTCTGCTCTTTTCAGTTTTCGGTAAATGTTTCTTGCAACACTTCTACCGGCAATAAATCCACTTAGTCCGATATTTTGCGTGCCTGACTTGAACTTGTACTCTGTTCTGTTCCAAATCCAGTACACCATTTCATCACTAAACCCCAGTGACGCTTTCTGCTGTGTTGCGATAGCAAGCGTTGGTGCCTTGATGTCAACAATGTACCCGATAGTAGCTTTGTCTGAAACCCTCTTCATCATTTTAAGAAGTTCTGCATCTGTTTGACCGAATGAAGCCATATAGTCCGATTTGCTCGCTACTGCATTAAGTACAGCTTCATAATGTGTTACATTGATGTCTCCGCTCTCAAAAGCCAATCCGTCAAAAGTTCCTGTGACGCTAAAATCTTCCATGTAGTTATCGTGGGATCTATTGATCTTGATACCAATAATTCTGTCGTCCGCAATGTTCCCGATATAGTTACTTTCACCATAGTCGTCAACACTGTTAACATTTGCACTTCCTGTTACCTTGTATAGCCTGTTCCCGAACTCATCTTGAATGATAATAGTCATCATCTCTTCTACATTCTTAATATCTACAGTGACTATCTTTTCTGGGCAAAGCTTAATCAGTAGCTCAATCGCTTCTGATGGCGTATCATCTCCCCAGTCTTTCATTGAATCAACTTCTCCGAAAATGTTGATAGAATCATCACTTGGTGTGATATATGGATCGCCCTCATCTGGCTTAGAAAAATAAAGTGGATACACTTTAGACCCAGAACCAAGCAACCTACCGAGATAAACTCTTCCCTGATACCCGCCAAAGTAGTCTTTGAGATGATAAAGTGTCTCATTCTTAGGAGACCCACCGTTGATCGTTTTGATGCTTTTCGTTTTCTCTACTGCACTTGTAATATTCAAGGCATAAAGAGGGTTCCCGATAGGCATATACCCAACACCACAAATTGCACCGGCTTCACGCGGTGCTACCCTTTCGGTAAGGTCTCTTGTGGCTTCAATGTAGATACTCGGAAAAATCTCTTCCTTGTTTGTTAACCTACCCATACTAGCCTACCTTTACTCTGTACTCTTCGATGTCTGCATCTGGGTACTGCTCTGCAAACTCAACATCTGCCAAAAGTTTGCCTCCAAACTCTTCTTGAAGTGCTTTTACTTCCGCTTTTACCGCGTTTGAACCGTTCAAAGCACCGTCTTGCTTGATGAGTTCTGCCGGATATGCAACATGGTCAACATCTTTTGTGTCTTTTTTGCCTTTGGTATCTTCCCGCTTTTTCTCCGGCTTAAACACCTTGATAGACTCATATCCAATTTTTACTATCACACCTTGTTCTGCGATTTTCGCCATTTCATCTTTTGTGATCGCCTCTTCTCTGATGAAAAGCTTGCTTCCGCTTTTTACTTCAACGCCCCCCAATGTGATTGGAGAGCCAGAAGTGTTACTTACTGCTTTACGCATTGTTCACCCCTTTCTTAGTGTGTTTTGAATAGGATTTTCTTAGCGAGTTTGCGTGCATGTGGGTCTTTGTTTGAATCAAGGACGATTTTACCCTCAAGCGCTATTTTCTGCTCACTGTTGTCATTGATTTTCAGATCAACCGGTACGATTGGAAGTCCGACGCCATAGATAACAGCTCTTTTCGCAGGATCGGCAGGGGTACCGATAGTCAAAAGTGTGTTGTAAACATTTTTTGTTGCATCGGAGTTAACTACACCTTCCTCATCTACCCGTGGGTATTTGTCGTCATGTCGTGGATCGTAGTATGCAGGATATTTACCATCAAGATAGCCCAAGAACTTGAATGTATTGGCTGTGTTTGTGTCTCTGATAGTAAGCCCGTCAGTGTTTTTCGACATCATTCCAAACGCATCAATAAGCCCTTTCCCCCCGATTACAATTACATTGTCTGTAAGCATCGACTCCTCAAGAATTTCAACGGATGCAGAGTCGATAGCCACTGTGAGCAGTTTGTATGCCTCGTTTGTGGTTGCAAGACCTCTGTTTACTGTCAGGTCGATTGGAGTACCTGAATGTGTAGCAAATCTTGATGCAAGATCAATTTTCTTCCCGAGAATTTCAGAGGCGATTTTCTGCCCTGCTACTTGCAGACCTGTTGGAAGCAGTGAATGTCCTACTTGTTGTTGCACCTGTCTGATGTCAAGCATATTCGCTTTTGTTCCGATAGTAACTGGGTGTGCAATGTATGTGAAGTCCTGAATATTTGAACCAACAAACCCTCTGATCTTTCCGATTTTTTCAGGGGAAAGAGAAGTAGATACATAAAGCTTTGTTCCAACTGGCAATGCACCATCGTCAACTGTAACTTCAATCTTACCATCATCGTAGGTAAGTTTCATCGTAACTTGACCGCCATCGAGTGTTACTGTTCTGATCGGATTTGTTTCCTGTGCAGATACTTCATAGTCATTGAGGACAATACCTGTGTCACCCAAGATCAACTCTGTCACTCCTCTACCGATTGCATATGAAGAGGAAGAAGTTTTTTCAGTCGCTGTAAACACATATTCTGTCACATCGCTTTCAACTTCCTGTACCATATCTCTGGAAGCCAGTGCCATAGCCTTAGATATGTTTTTAGGTGTGAGGATTGTTTTATCTTCAATATCACCCATCCCATCAGTCACTTCTGGGTTAACGCTGTAGATTTTGAACTTTGTATTGTTTTTGTCTCCGCCTCTCAATGCTTCCATGTCTGCAATATTTCCATCAAGACCGGCAATGTTTGAGTTCAGGATAACATACTGGTTAAACGCTGTAGCTGTTGCAACAACCGCTGAACCATCTACTGTATTGATACCGTCCATTGTGACAAGCTGATCTGCAAGTGCCTCTACTGTGTGGATAGAAAGATCAATCGCATCTGCTGTAACAAGTACACCGTTCTCTTTCGCCATAGCAACACTGGATGCAAGAATACCTGCCAAGCTCTCTGCGTTCTCATCTTGTGCAAGAATAGTATCAAGTTTAACAAGCCCCTTGTTCTCATCATCGTGTGTAACCTTGTCAAATACCGCATCAAGCGTTACGGCTTCATTTGCACCACTAAGTGCTACTGCCAGACCTTTAAGTCTGGATTCCCTGTTTTGTACTGTACTCTTAGACATTTTTTATTTCCCTTTATGTTGGTTTTAGAGTCTTTAATTGTAACGGATTTAAAAAGACTAAATTCAAAGGTTTTTTTATGGTATTTTTAAGAGTTTTATTGATAGCGTATTTCAATATCAAACAAGATACAAAATTGAATACATGAATTTAATAAAGGTTAATATAATGAATTGTTATAGATAGGCTTGAGTGTTTCAAGCCTGTATTGTATTGTGTTTGTCCCGGCCATCTGTATTCTTGCTGTGGTTGCTGATACTGATCGTGTTCCCGATGTCGGGAGGTCGTTTCGTTTTTGTCTCCAAGCATCTGTAAGCTTTCAACCGTGATACCATGTTTGCTTCTCTTCTATGGGAAAGGTCGCTTATTCCCCATTTTTTACCTTTCTTTTTATATATTCTACTCTTTTCTTGAGCTTTTTGAGCCGATGAGGTGTGCCTTTTTCGTGCTTTGACACTTTCGCTTTTTTAGCTTTCGCGGGCTTCGAGATGATAGCCCCTAGCCCGTCTCTCGTTTGAGTTGCGTCTGTTCCGCATATCTCGTTCAGCTTTGCGTCTATCTCCAACGCTGATGTTAAGTATTGACTCTTTTTCTCATCAGCAATCAACTGCGATGTTCGATAAGCCGATAACCCGAAAAACTTCTTATAGTGATCTCTAGGTATAAGTGAGCCGATCATTTCAACGAATACTTCAAGCTCATAGCTTGTGACCGTGTTTGACCCGTATGTATCACACAGTATCTCCCACGCACTCAACACATCGTCACGCACTCGAAAATAAGCCCTAGGCGAGAGATGATGGAACACCTTCAGGGCTTTTTCGATTTGCAAAGATAGCCCTACAAGCTTGGGGTCTCCGCTCATTCCCGTGTTTAGAAGCGAACCTAGGATTATGCCCACCGCTAGGCACTTCTCCACTTGTGGGCTTGGTTTTTTACTTTTTTTCATCTTTGTTCCTCCAGTAATTCTTTCGCAAATTCGTAAAATTCCAACAACTGCTTATTGATCGAAACATTGCTGTGTGCCATGTTGTCGATACGCGTGAAAAGCCCGAATACTACATATCTCCTAAGAGATTTTGACCGCTCCTCTATTATCTCAAGCAGTCCGTCTTCCCCGTAAATCTCTTCAAGCTCAAAAAACATATCGTGCGAATTATTCCAAATTCGCTTCCGCTTTGCTTTAATTTTGTCGAGATACGCGACATTCACATACTCAACACTGTCAATTTTCTTTATATATTTTTCCGCGTTTCCGTTTCGCATTGCGTAGCGAAACACTCCTTTTTGGACTTTGTACAGTTCGCAATACTTGCGGATAGGGATCCATTTATTTAGCATTTTTTAGCTCCTATTGCGTTATCCACTCATCATTTTTTCTGTTAATACCCTCTCCTAAAACGGTATTTCATCTTCGTTGATGTCAATTTCTAGGATGTGTGACGCTTGTTGATGTTGTGGTTTAGGGGCAGGTGGTTGGTTGTACGCAGGAGCAGGCTGACTGTAGCCACCCTGTCCCCCATTGGGTTGGGCAGGTTGTGTATGGGTACCACCCGTGGTAGGCTGATTGTATCCGCCACCATTTGCTTGTGCTTCATCACGGCTACCGAGCATCTGTAGGTTCTCTACTGTGACGGAGTGCTTACTTCTTTTTGTGCCATCCTGTGCTGTCCACTGGTCGAGCTTCAGTCGTCCATCTACTAAAACTTTACTCCCTTTACGCAAATACTGGTTAGCCACCTCGGCAGTCCGACCAAAGAAGGTAAGGTCAACAAAAAGCACTTCCTCTTTCTGCTCACCTGTTTGAGATTTGAATTTACGAGAGGTTGCGATGGCAGTATTACCAATAGCACTTCCGCCCTGTGTGTATC